GCTGTGGTGCCTCTAATGTACTCTGGTGTTGCTGAGATGCCTCTAATGTACTCTGGTGTTGCTGAGATGCCTCTAATGTACTCTGGTGTTGCTGAGATGTAATGCAACCGAACGCCTATCCTACCTTTGATTTTCACAAAAGTTCCACGTGTGCACAAAAGTAAACATATGAATTTGCTATGTATTCATGCGATAGCAGCAGATTCTAAAGCATACCAGTTGTATATGTTTAGTATTTCATATGTTCGCATAATGATAATTATATGAACACAATTGCTACTACACTAGGAACTACGCGGGTTTACGGGCACTGCTCATGCACACAGATGAACGATCAGCGGGACTTCTTATGGTCTCACAGGTACCCTAGGGGCAACATTTGAGATTCCAAAGGGGCTTTCTTATGAGCTCATGGGGGCGGTATTACTCCCCTGCAATTCTCGTGGGTACCTGTGAAATCTATAGACTACACAATTTTACTCTACAATCCCCATGAACACTGATGGTTACTACTGTTTTCACATGTTATACGCTGCGTACAAGAGTGCTCACAAGTATTTATCATGTAACCAATACAAGTACATACGTACGTACCAAAATATTCACCAGCGTAACGTGAGACGGTCATACGGTACCAGTAGCCATAACACTAGGAACCACGTGGCTTCATAGGTATTCGATATGAAACACATAACAATATCACATGTAAAACTGCTGGAAACCCTTGTATTCCCTAGAAATACCATAGAAAACATGTGTATCGCATATGAATCACAGCGTAAAACTGCTGTAACCCATTGATATTACTAATGTTTACCAATATTTTATCATAGGTGAAACAAAAGCTTTACACGGCGATACAAAAGTGGTATCATGAGAGTTGATAAGAAAAACTAAAGGAATGGGAGAGTGGAACAAATGGACCAATGGAAACAGAAGGCAATTGGAGTGTTACGTCAGATGGAGTTTGGGAAAACTATACTAGACTATGGGGATTCAGATGATGCTTATGAGGAACCATGGGAGGATCATGTGTGTCCTATATGTGAATGCGAAGGATACCATGCGGATTACTGTGAGTTACAACAGTTACTTACGCCACCTAGGGAACAACTAATGTTACTTAAGGAGCTATGTGGCAAAGAAGAGAATCTATGGTTTGTTACTACCGATGCTGAGGTAGATTTAAAGATTACTAAGGAAGCTACAGAAGAGTTCATTAGCGATATGCTAACTTATGGGCTAATAGAGAGTGCCGAAGAGTATGGCGACTGGTTCTACAGAGTCACATGTAGCCAACAGCACATCGATGAGTTACTTGAGAATACAGAAGACGCACAAGGTACATCAGTCGAACAGAATGAGAAGGAGGAACAATAATGGACCAATGGAAGCGTGAGGCAATACGAATGTTACAAGAGACAGAGTTTGGGAAGACTACGGTAAGATTTGATAAACATGGAAACCCATATGAGACTCACAGGTGCTTCGAGTGTAATGGGCTTGGACATCACAAGACTGGCTGCAAGTTATTTAAGATGCTTAGTTCTCCATCAGAACTCAATTTTATACTTATGAAACTATATGACACCTTTGGAACCAACAGTTTTTTCATTAGGTCAAGCCGCGGATAAACTAGAGACACCAAAAGATACCATTAGAAATCAGTTGGACGACCTGGTTATTTACGATTGTGTTGATAAGTTTTCCATAAGGAAAGATGAGGTCTATGTGATAACCACTAAGTTAATAACTGATGAAGAGTTCATTGAGTCTCTTGGTAAACGGGAGGAAAACTAATGTCACATGCGATAGTAGACTTAGAAACAGGGGAAGTACTTGACGAATTACCTAAGAGTTATAAAATAGTAACAGAAGGACAACTTGAGTTTGCTAAGAAGAAAGCAGCTCAATTGGATACATCAGATGGTCGACAGTTTTACAAAGTATACCCATTACACCTTTACAATATGTTAGATAACGTTAAGTCATCTACAGCACTCTTAGCAATAGCCTTAGTTACATTTGTTTCTTATGATACCAATCGACTTGAGTTTAACAATGGAACAGTCATCAAAAATCATCATATCGTTAAGTTGACTGGACATACCAAAAGGTTTGTTTCAGAAGCCATGAGAGAACTTGTGGATAACCAAATACTAGCAAAGGTAATCATGGGAACTTCTTATGAATACTATGGTAATCCATTCTTATTTCTTATAGGCGATAAGGTTAACAAGAGTACCTGCGACCTGTTTAGAGGATACAAATAGGTTCAAAACGTTGTCGAAAAAGGATACGAATGGGTGTGATTTGTTACCAATATGGACAACTCATCAAAACACCTGCAAACCCTTGTGGCGTATGGTGTTATTGGCATTTTTTTAGGATGTCGCTCCTCTCTTCTTATCACCCCAAAGTTACACTATTAGACCTAAAGTTATTCAATTGTGTAAACCAACAGTAATCACCATAAATAACCATATGATACCTAAGTTGCACTTTAGTAACATAAGACTCTAAGTATATTTAAGTATTCAAATAAACCCTATAACACATCACAATAGAATATTTTATATGACTAAGCCCTTATGCGGAACGAAGTGTAGCAAGTGACCGCTAGGCCACTACGTTCTCCCATATGTACTCTATAGTTACCTAATGAACCATCAGAATACATTGCAGTACAGTGTAGCAGCGAACTAATGACCACTGATGAATCATTAGAACTCTATAGAGTACATATGTATCCTATGTTGCTTACGCACAAGCTAAAGCTTGTTAAAATACCTATTGACTCATGATAAACTTAGTGGTACTATAGAATCAATAAGGAGGTGTTAAGAAATGCTAGAGTTAATCATAGGAATTCTACTGGTATACTTAGGTGTACAACTGTTACTAGTAGCTATCCAAGGTGGACTTAAGTTACTGCTATTGATCTTAGGAATGCCAATAGCACTCATAGGTGTCCATTTGGTACTTATGTACTTCAAAAGATAACAATAGAATGTGAGGATAAACTAATGTACTCATTAAGATTTAGAGTTATATTCACAGGTTTTATTTGGATATTTTTAATAAGTGCTATAGCACTTATATGGAAGTTACTATTGGTCACATTAAATTCATAACACGACCATAGACATACCTGTAGGGACCTACAGCAATATTTTAGCACCCATAGGTATAAACAATGGACTACAAAAGAAATACGCTAGAAACAAGCATGAGGAAGTGAGGAATACAAATGAAAATAATAGCAATATCCGCAAGAGAAGCAGAAGTAGCTAGGTTTACTACAGAACATATTGCAATATCCATTGGAACTGATAAGAATATACAATTGCCGCCTAATGAAAAGCGTAAGGGCACACTAAAGTTACTATTTGACGACCTAGATACCGATAAGTACCCAGGGGAGGACTTCAGTACTCTATTGATATCCGATAGGAAACCTAGGTTATTTACAACAGTGATGGCTAAGCTTATCTTAGCGTTCGTAGAGGACTTCCATGAGACATCTATAGTTGTTAACTGTGAAGCTGGAGTGTCCAGAAGTGCTGGTGTAGCTGCTGCATTATCTAAGATATATCTAGGGAATGATAAAGATTTCTTTAAAACTCATTGCCCTAACATGAGAGTCTATAGAATGATTCTTAATGAATACTATTGACAACTAGTGGATTCAGATGTATCATAAGAGAAAACAAAAGAAGGTGATAGAATGCAAGAGTTAACAGATGATGAACTAAAGTCCCTCATAGATTCTATGGAGTCATCAGTAATCCTAAAGGAAGACTCGGTACTTACCAAAGATATCCTTAAGGGACTAAGGGAACTCAAGAATATCAGAGATTTATCAAAAGAATTCACAAGAATAATGGAGGGTGACTCAGAGGCAAAACGTCGTTGAGATTTCTGTAGTCCTACTTTGGGATTACCTCTGACCCGTAAGGTAGACGGGTGAGCTAAGGGTACGCCAAAATACCGTAGGCTATACCTGTGGTCGCAAAACACGACATTAGGTACCCATAGTATTTCACTAAAACCCTTTTGTATACTAAAGTAAACTGTAGATTCTACAGTTTACAAAGGGTGCCCTAAAACAGGGCGTCCTAATAATCTAAAGGTATACCTCACGTAATGTACAATTGTACACAATAAAACTAAAGGAGACAAATGAAAATGAATGAAATGACAAAAGTATTCACAAGTGAGAAGTTTGGTAGCGTAAGAACTGTAGAAATAAAAGGTGAACCATGGTTCGTTGGTAAGGACATTGCGGATGCGTTGGGGTACAAGAATACAAAAGATGCCTTGGCTAAGCATGTTGATTCTGATGATAAGCAGGGGTCGCGTTTCGCTACCTCAGGTCAATCTAGAGAAATGACAGTGATCAATGAGTCTGGATTGTACTCACTTGTACTCAGCAGTAAACTTCCGACAGCTAAAGAGTTTAAGCGTTGGGTAACATCAGAAGTACTCCCAAGTATTCGCAAGAGTGGGTCATATGTAATCCCTCAGACTTATGCAGATGCTCTTATGCTCGCCGCGGAACAAGCGAAAACTATTGAACTTATGCAACCAAAGGCTGACTTCTATGATACCGTAGCGTCATCTGAAAGTCTATTGAGTATGGCAGATGTAGCTAAGGTACTCGACATGGGAATCGGCAGAAATAAACTATACAAACTCTTGAGAGACAGAGGAATCCTTCAGGATACCAATGTACCATACCAACGCTTTGTGGATACTGGATACTTTAAGCTTGTTGAGTCTACTTATGTAGCTGGAGATAACCAAGTGGTCGCTACGACAACTTATGTACGCCAGAAAGGTGTGGATTACATTAGAAAACTATTGACAACCAGTGAATTCTGATGTATTATGGGGATAACAAATGAATTCGGAGGTATGACATGAGTAAACTTGACTACTTGTTAGGTAACTACAGATTATACAGAAGAATCATCGGAGGCACATGGTATTTCATCAGAATAAACGTTGGAATCGATTGTGTATTTATATGGTCCCGTAGTGACCTAAGGTGCAGCGATAGATACATTGTGAAGAGAGAGGAATACTGAGGAGTTTCTGCTAACGCAACCGAACTACTTTGCAGTTCTTGTAAGTGTCTGTGACAATACCTTAGTATGAACCTATGTAATCCTATAGGCAATATACTAAAGTACGCTCCACGGTCCTCACAAGAAGCATACGGTACTCGTATGGATCAAATCTATAGTAAACAAAAGAGAGGATATGAAATCTAATGAAAATTTATGTGGTAACAAGTGGATCATGGGAAGACTATGGAATCGACAAGGTGTTCTTAAGCAAAGAAGCAGCGGAAAGCTATTGTAGATACCAAGAGAAGTTCTATGATTATGACGATAGATGTTCAGTTGAAGAGTGGGATGATAGTTCTGATGAAACTTTTATTCCTCCTAAATATTCCAGGGTAACACTATATGATGACTATACGATTGTTATAGACCCAGCAGATAATCTAGAGAAAACTGAGTTAACTACTGAAGACAACTGGTCTTCTATTGAGCTATCTCTCGATATCACCTCATGTAATTCACGTGAAGACATTGAGAAACTCGCAAGAGAAACTGTAGAATCTAAGTATCCTCATTGGAAAGAAGGTAAAATATAATGGTATATCAGCTGAAAACTAAAGAATACTACGGAAACGCCAAACGAGTCCTTGAGATTATCCCTAGTGCAATTAACAGTAGAAACCTTAAGTACCTTGGTGATGCAATGGTACTTAACATGAATACAGACGAGTGTGCCAATGGAACTACATGGGAAAGACATGGAAATCTGCTGTTTGTCACAAGTGATTCTATGGATGCATTGGTTGGACAAGTGGATTCATGTGAAATTCTAGTGGTGAACAAATGAGAGATCCATTTGGACCCATAAAGCTTACCGCAGAAGGAACTAAGAAGCTGTATGAATACTCTCATAATTGCAATGGATGCTTATGTAAAACATGTGAAGGCAATTGTTTCAAGTTCTTCGAATGTTTACATGAGCTCATTGGATACCAAACGAGTAACTGTAAAATGTATAAGAAGATATCTGGTTATACTTGAGTGTCTGTAGGGACTTATGACGAGTTCAAATGATTAACCTATGTAAGTGTATGGGTAATATACTAAAGTACGCTCATAAGTCCTCACAGAAAGCGTAGGACAGTCATATGAAGAGAATCTATGGTAGAACAAAAGGAGAGAAAGAAATGACAAATGAATTAGTAAAAGTAATCAATGGAACAATTTTGGTATCCAGTAGAAATGTAGCGGAAAACTTTGGAAAAAGACATAGTGACGTTATTAAGAGTGTAGAGAAGCATATAGATGACTTAAGCTCAACGGAAAAGTCCGTTCAGTGGTTCTTTGAGTCATCCTACAAAGATTCATCAGGAAAATCATGCAAGGAATACCTTATGAACCGCGATGGATTTGCTTTGCTGGCAATGAGTTTCAATAATACCCGTGATGTATTAGAATGGAAACTCAAGTATATCCAAGCGTTCAACGATATGGAATCACAAATAAAATCCTTAGCACTACCATCGTATCAACTTGAGGATCCCATTGCAAGAGCTCAGCGGTGGATTCAAGAGGAAACTATTAGACAGCAGCAGGCTCAGCAGATTGAGCAAAGTAAACCTAAGGTAAACTACTTTGATACCCTAGTGGACCATGGGAACGCTGTTAATTTTAGAGATACCGCAAAACTCATTGGGGTTAAGCAGAAGCAACTCATAGACTTTCTTGTAACCAATGGGTACCTCTATAGAACCAAAGGAAAACATAGTATTCTATTGCCATACGCGAAATACAATGGGAATTACTTTGAGATGAAAGAGTATGCTACAGGGGATTTCTCTGGTAAACAATCACTAGTGACTGTAAAGGGACGAGAGATGTTACTCAAGAAAATTTGTGAAATCAAAGGTTAGTCACAAATAATCTATAGTATTTCTGACGAATACAAAAATATTTTCAAGTGTAAACTATTGATTCTATTGGGTTCATGGGGTATCACTAGAAAATACTTGAAAAAACTTTTGTAAAACGTGCGAAAATATCCCCAGTTTCTGGACATATTATGTAGGGGTACATTAGGGACGATAGGTACTTAAGTAATACTTAAGAATTCAAGGGTAATGTAAGAGGCAATGAAGAGTTACTAAGTAATCTAAGAGGATATCTTAGGGGGACATAGGGACAACAGAGATTATATGACCAAGTCTATTGTGAGCGAAGCGAAACAATATCTGCGTTAGCAGAAACCATAGGGTACTTAAGTAATACTTAGGATACACTTGTGGGGGTAGGGGGCAACTCTGTCTTGGTGCTTACGCACCTGTTGTTCAGCTAACGCTTCACAACAACCATGATATACTCCTATGTAAGTTCTATGGATATCTATAAGCAATCAGAGAAGTTAGCATATGTTCCGTTTGGTTCCCAAAGGCTGACCAAGGTTGCTTATAGATATTCATAGAAAAACAAAGGAGGGTATTCATGGGTGAAGTTGTAAAGACTAAGCGTAAGATAGCAAAGAATGGTTCAAGGCAAAGTTCTATAGTAGCTCTAGGACTTGAGGATATTGTTCAAGAGTTACGCTCGAAAAAAGGCTGGGGAGCCATGAAGATTGCTAAGTATATTAATGGCAACCCCAAAAAATACTTACCAGACGATGGAAGCCAAGTGACTGTACCATCTCTCAATAGGTATCTTAAGGACAGAGGGCTCAATGATACTCGTAAGGAAGATGCTAAAGAAGCCATAAACGTCTATAGAGTCGAATGTGATGCTCTTGAGAAGATACAGTTCATTGCTGAAGCACTATTCAACAGAATAGAGGCATGTACTGAGATTGACCAAGATGACGAAAGGTACGATAGCAAGCTCCTTATAGAGTTATCTAAGAGTTACCGTGAGATTACCACTAAGCAATCCTCATTGGTCGCAAGTATCTGTAGGATGCAAGAGAAAGTCTATAGCTTTTCTATAGTATCTCAGATTGTACAGAGAACCTTTGATATACTTAAAGAAAGAGACAATGAGCTTGCTAATGAAATACGTGCGGAAATCAAGAAAGACCCAATATTAAACGAATGTTATCGCAAAATGAAAACGGAGGAATGACAATGGCATATAACGTAGGAACAGCAATTGAAATCCATGGAAAAATCTCAGCATCTAGTGATACTAGTGTTACAGTAGAATGTGATGAGATGCTCGTAGGAACTTCATATGTAACATTTGTAACACCAAAGGATATCACAGTCGCAGCTACAGAGTACTCAACGACAGCACTTAGTACATCTGAAGAAATCGATGCTGGAAGAATCGCTGTTTGGAGACTCTTTCTTGGAATATGACGCTGCTGGTAATGCTGTGGTACTCACAAGTGATGAAAAGATAGCCGCAAGTTCAGCATCAAGTAAATTATCGTGAGTAATGTAGTAGATTTAACTGGAAAGAAGTTCGGAAGACTTAGTATTATAAGTAGGGCAGACAATAGTAAAGCTGGTAAGTCCAGATGGAACTGTCAGTGCGAATGTGGAAACTATGTAACGGTATTAGGAGCTAGTCTTATAAGAGGGGTAACTTTGTCTTGCGGATGCTATCATGATGAAGTTATGCACGAAACCTCTTTAGATTTAATTGGTAGTAAGTTTGCAAGGCTAACAGTTATAGGTAAAGTGTATACTGGTAGAAATAATTGGTTAAAGTGGAAATGTATATGTGACTGTGGAAACATTGTAGAGGTGAAAACAGATGCACTAAAAAGCGGAAAGACAAAAAGTTGTGGATGTTATAACCTAGATAGAATAACAAAACATGGAATGTATAAAACAAGGGAATTTAGTATATGGAGATGTATTAAGGACCGTTGCTATAATAGTAATAAAGATTCGTATAAATACTATGGAGGAAGAGGTATAACGATGTCTGATGAATGGAAAAATTCTTTTATGAATTTTTATAGAGATATGGGGAAAAGCCCTACACACTTGCATTCAATAGATAGGATAGATGTCAATGATAACTATAGTAAAGATAATTGCCGGTGGGCAACTCCAAAACAACAAGCAAACAACACTACTAGAAATATTAAAATAAAATACATGGGAGAAACTAGGACATTGAAACAATGGGCAGAAGCTATTGGAATCCAGTATCAAACTCTTCAGTATAGATATTATGCAGGGAAAACAGTAGAAGAACTATTTTTACCTGTACAAAAGAAATTCCGTAGTAAGTCTTGTATAAGTAAATAAAATTCTAGGAGGATTCTTATGTTCAAACGTGAGCTAGACCTTATGGTATTACTTAAGGACACAAAAGAACGCGATAAGATATTCAATAGATATGACCAGTACCAACGCGTGTATTACCAAAGTATTCTTGACAAGTCATTTGTGTACTGTAATGCAATCTGCGGTACTGGAAAGACGCTCATTGGATTTCATGCGTTAATCAACATGTTATCTGAAGAGAAAATCCAAAGAATAATTTATGTGAGATTCCCAAGTGACCGCGATAGAAAACAAGGGTTCCTTCCTGGTACTCTTGAAGACAAGTGTAGAACCATGTGGACACCAGTGTATGACGCACTGATTACACTTGGAATACAACCGGAACACATTGATATCATGAGAGCTGATGATACCTTACGTCTCACAAGTGACATTGGGTTGCGTGGGGTTAACCTAGAGAACTGTGGAGTTATCATTGATGAAGCACAGAATGGAACATATGATGACATTAAGTTAGTCCTAACGAGATTACATGACAATTGTACATGTGTGTACTGTGGGGATTCTAAGCAACTTGACAATAAACGCCAAGATAGTTCATTTGAACGCTTTGGGGAATACATGAGTGAACCTTCATGGGGTTCTAAAGTAACGTTGGAAACTGATTACCGTGGTAAGATGTCACGGAGAGCCGAAAGTATGCCACGGGAGGTACAAGTGTGAGCTTAGAAGAACGCGAGAAACATAAGAAACCTAAAGAAAAACATAAGAATCTCAAAAAAGAACTCAAGGAATATCATAAGAAGCGTGAGGATCTACAAGAGATTCGCGGAGGATACTATGGACGAAGCCAGTGTTGAACAGTTGGTTGAACAGATAGGCAACATGAGTGAAATGTTGGATTATTACATGGCAAGCCTATTGGAAACTCAACAGAAGCTCATAGCAAGACAAGAGAAAGACTTGAGTAGATATGAGGGACTTGAAGAGAAAATCTATGGTAAAGCTGTAGATAAACAAAAGTAACATAAGGGTCTCCATTAACCCGATATGTAATATCAAAGGGATGAACGTTAAGGAGCCGTATGGAATGTCTACGAACATCCATAGAAACGCAGGATGGCGTCTGTAGTGCTTGTGGTGGTAATCCGTGGAAAACCTCAGGGTCGCCCATGTTGTAATAGCGCACTATAAAAATCCACAGGTTACGATGGGTGCTCGTAGGTATCCATAAGTAACACGGGGAGAACAAGAGCAGTCTTAGGGATTGCTCGATGATGTGGAGAGCACACATAAAACGCTGTTAATGGTTCTCACGAGTTCATGCGATGGCGTGGGGCAGGACTAACAGTTGCCTTGACTGTGACAAGGGATTTAATGCAGACCTTAGGATGCCAAAGTACACGGCAGTATTCAATGGACGCATTGGGGAAGCTAAGGATAGCCGATAAGCGCGGTAGGGGCTACGGCACAGGTGTGATGGGTGGGGCACACTAAAATAAACTCTCACCCAAATGAGGCACGGCAGCAGAACCTCCACGTGGTGTGCCTTGGATAACCAACTGATACTGCATGATAGATATGAAGACATAGGAAACTATGTATGGGTGTCGTAATTCACGACTACCCAATAGAAGTGAAGTGAGCACTTGAGAGAAATCTTGGGTGCTCTTTTGTTATGCAACTGTGACTACTTTAGGGACAGTTGGAACCTAAAATATAACTAAGGAGAGATTAAATGGCTGGATATGTGTATGTAATAGAAAATGAGAATGGTAGAGTAAAAATAGGTAAAAGTGTAGATCCAGAAAAGAGAATAATGAGTATTCAAATGATCTCTGGTTATAAGGTAGTAAGAAAGTATATTACTCCAGAATTGCATCAATATAGTAAGTTAGAGACATTTTTTCATAATCACTTTAATGAAAACAGATCCATTGGAGAGTGGTTGATATAAGCTACGATGAGGTAGTTAAATATGCGTCTACACTAGAGTTATCTAGGTGGAATATAGAGCCGGAAATTAAAGAAATAGGTTCTGGCATGGAAGAGATAGTTAGGCAATTATACTATGATAAGCGTGTTGAAGAAATAAAAGAAAATAACAATAAGTTCGATGTAACTAAAAAGGATATAGAAAATAGAGTTGATTCATTATCTAGTGTAATTCATAAGAAAAACTTTATTATTAAAGAGTATATCAGTAATCTTTATGACCAAATAGATGTGCTCCAGTCGAAACTTATCTACCTTCAGGAACAAGGGGTGCAGATTAAGTTTCCAAAATTACCTCAATATAATGAGGACTGTATCATCCTAGCAAGAGAAGAGATTATAGAGGATTACAAGTCTATTGAATAACTTAGTTATTTCAAAGGTATCTTCTTTCAATGGTAACTTGTGTGAAATATATTCCGATAATAGCGGTGACAAATTTATATCACGCAAGCAAATAGGTGACTCATTAGAGTATGCTGATCCTAACAGGGCAATCGAGAAGATACACAGGGCGCATAGCGATAGACTTGACGGACTTTCAACTGTGACTAAAGTAACCACAGTTGAGGGAACCAGAGAAATAACGAGAGAAACAGTTGTTTATTCTTTGAGAGGTGTACTTGAGATATGCAGATGGAGTCGTCAAAGAAAAGCTAATCAGCTTATGGATTTTGTGTGGGACATTATCGAATCGTCAAGTAGTGATAGTCAACCAGAGGTGCTCAAAAGAGTTATTCGCCTTGAAGAACAATTGTCTGCCGCTGGCATCTTAAGACCATTTGTGGCACCTAGATATACTATGGAAAACCTGTTGACACGTTATAAGCAAGCCACAGGAATTGACCGTGTGAGAACTTTTTATGATGACATAGGCAAATGGTGTGGAGTTAAGGTTCCTTATGCTAATTCCATAAGAATACCTGTGAGAGACTGGATTGTTGTTAATTTATCATTGGAACACGTGCAGGAACTTGTGGTTGGCTTTGAAACACATACGATGACAAGGAGCACAGATGGATATCCTGTGTCGCTTAATGGTTGCTTTGGTAATTCGGTTGAGTGGAATAGAACGCTTGAGGAATTTGACCACAAGTGTGCTTACTGTGGAGAGTCGCATGAAACTCTTATGGCTGAACATATAATACCTCAGTCTGTTATGAGTCGTGAACACCCTGACCTGTGCGATGCCGTGTTCAATATTGTTCCAACCTGCAAAATTTGCAACCAAAGCAAAAGGACATCTTTTATGCCCACATGGTTCAAAAAACAACCTACGTATTCTGATAAAAGGTACTGGAGAATACAGCAACATCAAAGCAGATATCTGTTGAATACTAAGGAAGGTGTTATCAGTGGCTAATGTTCTTGATGAGTTATTTGCGGAACACGCTGAAGAAGCCAAAAGTAAAACTCCAGTATCCCAAAGTGACAAAGATAAGTGTCGCTATGATTTCATGCTGTTCGTTCACACGTACCTCTGGAATGAAGCGCAAGAGGAATGGGATAGACTCTCAGAGTTTCACTATAATATTGCCAACAGACTACAATCGTTAGTTCTTGAGCATAAAGAAGAGAAGACTCACACATGCTACGTGAGTAACCGTGGTTCCGCTAAGTCCTTTTGGGCATCATATGCTTTCCCTTTGTGGTGTATAGCGTACAAGCATACCAAAAATATCCTATTGGTAACATCCACGGGTCCCCTTGGAAAGGCTTTCTTGAGAGATATTATAGCATTTATAGAAACAGATGATAAATTTATTGCCGATTTTGGAAATCTTGTAGGTGAAAAGCCATGGAATTCAAGTCAAATAAAATGTTATAACGGGATAACAATGAGCGTCAAAGGTTCTGGAATGGACGTACGTGGAACCAAAATGGATGGTTATAGACCTACTATGATAATTTGTGATGAAATACTTTCAGAAGCTAACTCAAGTACGTCTGAACAAAGGCATAAAATTGAGGACTGGGTTAATAAAGTAGTTATGCCAGCTGGTGAGAAAAACTGCAACATATTTGTTGTGGGTACTATATTGAATGACGCATGTTTGCTCTTTAGAATGCTGACAGATCCACAGTATTCAGCATTCTTCACTAGAAAATATCAAGCAGTCATAAGTTTTTCTGAATCGCCGTTGTGGGATGAATGGTTTGATGTTAGAGTTAATCTTGAGGACCCTAATAGAATAGATAACTCTGATAAGTTTTATCATGAACATAGGGAAGAAATGCTAAAGGGTACAGAAGTACTTTGGAACCGTTCTGATGATGCCTATTATGAACTAATTAAGGAACGTATAGGAATTGGTGAGGATGCATTTGCTACTGAGTATCAGAACGATGGAGTCCTTGAGGAAAACCGTGAGATCAAAGAGGAATGGCTTGAGAGAGCACAATACAATCCTGCGGAATTACCTGAGATTGTTGATGCGTACATCGGGATAGATGCTGCTGCAACTGCCAAGAGGAAATCTGATGATTCAGCTATAACAGTTGTAGGGAAAGATAGCAATAACCAATACTATGTACTAGAGACGTGGTCTGGTAAAAAACCTATAGACCAGGTGATTGACCAGATATTCCTATTCGCCTCACAATACTTTGATATTCTTAGGTCAGTCAATGTAGAAACAACAGTATTCCAAGTGTTGCTTAAGGACCTCATAGATAACCGTGCGAAATCAGCAGGAATAATCATCCCGACCAATGGAATTAAGCCACCGACTAACCGCGATAAATCCATGAAACTTAGGTCACTCATAATTCCCATAAGGAATGGCTGGATAAAATTCAATGAGCCAGAACAAAAGAAACTCATGAACGAAATGCGAAGGTTCCCTAAGGCTGCATCTGATAATCTATTCGATAGCTTATGGATGGCTATGCAAGGGGTTTCCGACACAGCACTCAAGAAATTCTCATTTGCTTCTATTGATACCAATGGCTCAAAGAAGACTGAAGCATCATGGATAACTAAAGCTAAACAAGCGTACAAACAATTCGGAATCTAAAGGAGAGCGATAGTAAATGCAAGAAAAAGCAAAGAAAATTGTTATGGAATACTTTAATAGTCGTGTGGATAAAACAGATAGAAAACAGGTTGCAATCGATGACATTTATATCGTCTGGTTTGCAAAGACTCTACAGAATTGGAAAGTACTAGCGAGTACCAATGTATCTGATGGTATGTACTATGAGATTACACATAATGGTGACAAGAATGAAACATATGTTGACGTTTATAAGAAATGGGAAAACTTTACTGTAAAATAACAAATATCTAAAGGAGAGAGGAGGTGATTTACATCAATATCATAGAAAAACTTAGGGTACTCGCAGCAACCAAAATATCACCTCCAGCATTCGCTGTGTTGCCTAACATGTTTTACAATTGGGTTTCTGCGAAAACTCCAGGGCAACACACTATGCTTCCTAAGAATCCATCACATGTTGAACTGAGGAACTTTGGTCGCAATGCAATCTGTAGAATTCCTGTAACACAAATTGAGGATACCATAAGTAGACTTCCATATGTAATCGAAAATGTTGATCCTAATGATACTCGTAAGTATTCTAAGCAACGCAAGCAGATTACTAATATTATCGAATGTCCTAATTTGGTGAACTCAAGAGTAGCATTTACCAAGCTAATCCTTGAGGATATGTTGGTTGCTAGGGGTGCTGGTGCATTTGAAAAGGTTCCGTGTGGTGACACTAGTCATCCATTGTATCTTTACCCAACTGATGCAACCACAATACAACATGTGGTCCCTTATGATTATCAACATGAGGATGCCGCAAGATATGCACAACAGCAACCAGAGGGAACTAAATATTTCTCTGCACAACAACTTGCGTATATCCAGAAGGAATACTTTACGCATGAACCGTATCCTGTAAGCCCCCTTATGACAGCCTATCAATACGTTAGGGCAATGCTTACGGCTGGCGAGAGAGCTGATGAGGTAGCTGCAAACTCAACTTCAGAATTCCTATTGTATTTCAAAGGAATGGGCGAAACAACCCTTAACGAATTCCGTAAGTATATGGCAGAGGAAATTGAAGGTACTGGTAAGATTCCTGTGATATCTGGTGGGGACGCATTTGAGTCCAAGCAAATCAAGGCAATATCTAAAGATGCACTCATGACGGAATACCAAGAGTTCCTAAGGGTAATCGTGGGGATGGCTTTCAAGATGCCACCGAGACGCATGGGTGTTATGACAAGTACCGATAGATCTACTGAAGCTGACCTTGACAACTACATCTTGGAAAACGTTATAAAACCATGGGCAAATGTTATAGAGGACATGTGGAATCAACATGTGATTGCTCAGTTGGGTTATGAAGGTATACTTAAGTTTAAATTCAAGTATGAACTAACGGACGCTCAATTGAATTCATTGAATTCTCGCGTATGTGCTCAGTACACCACAGGACTTATCACAAGGAACGATGGAAGAGAAGCCTTAGGTTATCCTATACAGGACACAAACTATGCTCAGATGACCTCACAGGAAGCCTCAGGAGCTATCAACACAGATAATCAACTGAAGATACTTAAGGAATCTGGTAAAGCAAAAGATACTGGTGGATTCAATGGAGTTGGTAAGAAACCTAATGAAGGAGGGGATATGATTGGCAACAAAGAAACATCTGGGGTTTGATAAGGTATCCAACAGTATTGCACAGGGGTACATTGATAAAGGCATGAGTCCTAAGAAAGCTCAAGAGATTGGTGATGCAACTGCTGCAAAAGTCGCAAGAAATGCTTCACCAGCCGCGAAGAAAGCCAATCCAAAACTTAAGAATGTTAAGGGTTCAATGGATAAATCAAAGATGTGTGCAGCGGATACTAAAGTAAAATGCGCATGTAAAACTAAAGCATCCGCTAGTAGTCCTATGAAGGCAGCATGTAAAGGAAAGAAGTGATAACTATTGTATGAAACTGGATTAACTAATGTGGTAACTTTAGGGTACCATAAGTGTACTAAAGTAGGCGAGAAGGGTTCTCTTAAGAAAGCTTTTAAATACTTAGGTGACAATGTGTTAACTGCTGGAGCTTATGTATTTGGTGATAAACCAATGCAGAAATCATTAGATAACACAGCACTCGCAGCGATTACCCTTGGGACTACCGCAGCAACCACTACGAAAATCGTAGAGGCCTTCGATGCGAATACATTTGTAAACGCAGGAAGTTCCACAAATTATACACTTGATACTACGGGTAAGATTCTCAAGGCTACCTTAACGACTGCTACAGCCACTGTAGTATCCAATGCTTACACTGTGAGTTCTACGGATAACTATGCGGTACTTAAGTTAGGCACAGAAACTCTTGGAACTGGAACAATTTCCTACTTCGTTTCTCGCGATGCTGGCACAACGTTCACGCAAATCTATGGTGGTTCTGGAGTATTCATTGGTGCGAAACCTACGGGAACATCACTTGTGTTCAAAGTTGTAATCACAGGTAATGCACAGCTCGCTGGGGGCTTTGGGATTGCCATTCGATAAACTCAAGATATCCTGCGGTGCTCTATCAGTATCTGAGCCACTTGAGAACCGCCAGCCATTCACTGGTATCCTATGCAACCTTGATGAAGCATCTGTAAAAGCTCCAATGAGTAATGTTGGAAAGAAAGCTGTGATAACACAAGCGGCCGCAGAGAAAGCTATCCCAAGTATCATAGGGCAACCAGTGAATGTCGCATGGAATAATCCTGATGGTAAATTCTCAGGACATGATAAGACAGTCGTAGGTATCTTTAGTAAAGGATGGGTACAAGATGGAGACCTATGGGTTTCTGGGTATCTATTCAATGAAACGTTCCCGAAGATTTGCGCAAGTATCAAACAAGAGAAAAACGACTTAGGATTCTCTTATGAAATTCTTGCGAAATCATATAGAACCAATGGTGATGAAATGTTAATCGACGATTTCACGTTCATCGGCGGTACAATACTATACAAAACAAAGGCAGCCTATGGAGATGAAACTCAATTGATTGCCGCACAAGCGAAGGAGAATGATAAAATGACAGCAGAAGAAATCAAAGGTATTATCGATGGTATCAATGCAGGATTCGATGCGAAGTTTGAAAAGATTTCCGCAAGCATTGACCAGAAAATCAAAGAGGGTATCGAAGGTGTTTCCAAAGATGTTGAGGAAATCAAAGCAAGTGCATTGAAATCTAAAGAAGACATGGAAGCTCTTGCGGTTAACCTTGCAGAAGCTAAAGAAAAAATTGAAGCATCCACAGTTGTTCCTGCGGTAGAACCAGTTGTTGAACCTGTGAAAGCCGCAGGAGACATTCCAGTTCCTACAGTACTTGCAGCAGGACAGCAGGTAGTAGCTGATGAAGCTAGTAAACCAGTCAAAGGGAAACCTGAGTTAGTTAAGGCTGCCAAGGAAGACTTAAGAGCTGGTAAGATTAACATGGATGAATACATGCACAAAGTTGTAAAAATTAACGCTGGAATTGCAGAATAAGGGAGAGATGTGAATATGGATTATAATCGTCAATTAGTCATGGGTGCAGTAGATAACGTAAAAGGTGCTAAAGTTTTCGCTGCATACCCTGGCGTAACAATCAATGAAAATCACTCGTTAGAAGTTGCTGGATATGAGGAAAAACTCTATGATTCTCTTTTGAGAGACTTCCCAATTGAAGTTGGGTTTAACACTATCGAATCGTCTGGTACAGTTCATGTATTCAACGAACAAAAGAAAATGCCTAACAATACAATGGCAATGGATCCGAAACTTGGTGTAGGTACAACTACTGCTGACTTCGGTAGCACAGTTTCCGATACGGATTATGGTCGTAACAACTTCCAGAATGTTGTAGCTCGTTTGTATGGCGGTCGTATTCAGTATGATTACTTTACGATGAAAATGGAACAACGTTATGGATCGTTTGAAGACTTGACAGTCAAAGATTACAACGATATGATTGTTGCGTTTAACAAAACGAAAGCTAATGATTTCTTCAATGGTCGTTCGACTGCTCTTGATGATGTCGCTAGTACGTACAAGTTCGAAACGACTGGTATTCTTTCGCAGATTACGGATAGCACTCCAATCGCTGATGGTGTTTATATTGCGGATGCCATCAATACCAAAATTGCTTCTTTGCAGGCTCGTTTAGATTACACAGGTATGCCTGATGTTATCTGCATGAATGCTGCAACGTATGATGCTATGGTTCAAGAAGAAAGAGGTCGTGCGAACTACATGCAAGAAATTACTGCTGATATCGTACCAGGCTGGAATGTTAGAGCAATTAATACTTATGCTGGTACATTACCAATCATGATTACACCATTTATTAAACCTACGGTATCCGGCGGTACCACTACACATACTATTGTAGCCTTGAATCGTAAGTATATTGATAAGGTGTGGTGGATTAACAATGGTCCGCAGTTCTTCGAATTTGCGAACGCTAGTCAGCCACTTGCTAACCAGAGACTACTCACGGATAAACAAATGCTTGAATACATGAGTTATGTGTTGAGATTCCCGTACACTGGTATGCACTTTCGTCTTACAAAAGCAATTACTGCATAAATAGGAGGGGGAAACCCCTCTACTTTGTATTGGGGGAAATTAATTGCTATTAACTGAAACTGTTGAAACTAAGTGGAACCCATCAACTAAAAAATTGTTTCTTAGTAAGGGGTATATATTCACTGGTATTGGTACCCCAGTTACTGTAAAAACTAAGGATTTAAAGCCAACTAGTCTCGCTAGAATTAAGGTTTCTTGTGATATTTGTGGAGAAATAGTAGATACATGTTATGGTTACTATAATAACAAAAGATATGTTGATGGTAAAGACTATTGTAAGCATTGTAAGCGAATAAAAGGCAATAAAACTTTAATGAAGAACTACGGGACAACAGATATCTTGTCTATTGGTAATAATAGAAAGAATTGTTTGGAAAAACATAGGAATTCGTATGAATATGTTAAATCTGAGTTTGATAAACTAGGGTATATATTACTGACAAAAGAATACAATAATTGTAATCAAAAACTCAGATATATTTGTCCAGTTCATGGGGAACAAGTTATTACATTTAGATCGATAACTCATGGATGCAGGTGTAGTAAGTGTAGATCATCTAAATCTGAAGCACTAATTGATGATATTCTTAAGAAAAATAATGTAATATACGCAACTCAATATAGTTTTCCAGATTTAAAAACTACGCGCTTACTAAGATTTGACTTCTGTATTTTTAATGATGATGGTAAAACTATAAAATTACTATTAGAATACCAAGGGGAACAACATTATAGACCAGCAGATTTTGCAGGTAAAGGTGAAGAATGGTCAAAAGAAAGTTTAAAAAACTGTAAAAGACTAGACAGACTTAAGAGGCTTTACTGTAAATCTCATGGTATTCCTTTAGTAGCAATTAAGTATACTCAAAAGAATAACTTAGAAAGTATCATAAGTAATCTATTGAAATTAAGGTGGTGAAAAGATGGCAAGAGGAAAAGCTAAAGAAGTTCCAGTAGAAGAACCAGTAGAAACTCCTAAGTATATCGAGGTAGAACTTACGGACAACTATAGTAATTCTTCAGCAATCATGATGAAACATCAGATGGTTAATTTCACCAATGGTAAAGCTAAAGTATCACAAGAGACTGCACAGAAACTTAAGGAACAGGGGTTTGTCAAATGAACTACTTAACAGATGCTGAAATAGCAACCTATTGTTCAACTAGCGGACTTACAGCAAAGGACATAAGGGACGCATCAGCTACCATAGATTCATACGCAGGACGTTCTTATGGTGTCCTTACGTACACTGAACAGGTATCACTAACAAAACGCAAGGGATTTGCTAAAGGTAAACTTAGGCATTACCCAAGAGTAACAGTTGAAGAAGTTACCGCAAGAGTGCTAAAGCCTACAGGAGTTACCTTAGTATCCTATGATCCGTCAAGTATTTACTTTGATGATGAAGAGTTCGAATACTTTACATTTGTTCCACAAGAATCCGCAATAACTCCAGCGTTTGCTATGACAGCTCCATATGAACTTTGGCATTCTCCTAGTCCCTCAAGTATTATTGTTAAATATACCAGTGGATACGAAGTTATTCCAGAGGAGCTTAAGATTGCTACAGGGATGGTTGCGGATGCTATTGCAACAAACGGTGGAATAACCACATGGAAGTCCAAGACAAACTTTGATATTACTGTTGTACTTTCCGATAAGGATGACCCAATAATGTCGCAAGGAATCTGTAAGATACTTGATACTCTGAGGCTCAAGTGATGCCCAGTGTATTTAAATATTTCCGAGAGCAAGTCAAAGAGTTCTCTTGTGTTGGCAAGGATAACGAAAGCATTCTTGTGACACGCAGGGGAAAATCTGAAAGCTCATCGGTTCAGTCCTATGATAAAGCTGCAACATTCCAAGATAACACCAAGTTTTCCGAAGGAGATCTTGTAACTAACTTGAGTACGCTAGAGAAATTCTTCATTGTGTCTCAAGAGAGCTCTGTAGAAGCAACGATAGGGCAACTTAAGAAAGTCAACGCATCCATAAGTCTCTACAGTGTCTCAGGGAATGCTACACTAGGTTACAAGGGAACACTGGTGAATGCCTATGATAGCTTCCAAAGAATTGTCACAAGTAACATGAGGCAGTATGATGCAGGACTATTGGATACTACAGTTCGCAAGTTTATGCTACAGAATACCATAAAGGTTTCCTTGAATGACCGCATAGTATTCGATGGTAAATTCTATACGGTATCTGCGATAGACGATGGGAAATACATTGGATTGATTGATGTCCAAGTTGCGGATGACAAGAGAAAAGTGGTGATTACATGAGTTATACTGATGATCCCGTGAGAACCAAAGCAAGGTTCATGGGTTGTAAGCATACCGTTGAGGATGTCGCAGTATACGAAGGTAGGCTCTTTGAAGCGTTCTTTACAACCGCTGCAATTGCCTCTGGTGCCAACTATGACCTAGGAATACTAACAGGTGATAGTACAATGATATATATCCCAGCAGCAATTGTTACATCTGCCGATAGTGTTACTATTGGACTATATGAGTCTTCAGTTATTACATCTGGTACCACTTTAACATCCTATAACCATCAAAGGAACTCTTCCTTTACTTCTGATACGATACTGAAGACAGCTACCACAGTAACTACAGTGGGGACACTTGTGTCAAAGAGCTACATTGGTGGGGTCTCTGGTAATCCTCAGACTCGACAGGGTGGCATAGCAAGCGGTGGGTATAAAATGGTTCTCAAACCAAACATACAGTATATCTTAAGGTTCACTAATGGATCTACTGCTTCCAACACAATTAACGTGAAGATGGGATGGATCGAAAGTGTTTGACCTAGAGTTATCCGCTTTGGTTCATCAGTGGGCTACAGAGGTATCGTGGACCATACAGAACAAATGGGAAGGTTCCCAAGGAGTCGATGGACTCGCAGAGTGTTCAGTGGATGTTCCATATATATCCTCTGGTAACGTTGTGGAATACATTAGAGCTTGGGGAGATAAGGCGTGGATACTTGAGTATGGTAGTGGGCATACACTTGATGAATCCAATCCATATCTTGAGGATTACAAGAGTACCGACAGGTGGAACCCAGCAAGAGCAAGTGATGGCAATGAGTTCATCGGTAGAACCGCTGGTGAAACCGTATATGTTCCAGATGGTACTACTTATGAATCCACTGGTAGAGCTGAGGGAATGCGATTGGAACATCAGATGGGAAATAAGGAACCATATGAATCAAAAGTACCACTGCACATAGTTCATGAGTATATCGAGGCAGAAATCCCAACGCTACGCTCAAGGATTGCTGAGTTAACTACTGAACTAATCGCAAGAGAACTATCTATAACACTGGATGTGGTAATATGAAAGACCAGTTCGATATCCAAGTAGAACTATATGATATCTTCAGTGTTTCTAGTGAATTACTAGAGGCTCTCGAGATACCTGGTGAGACTGATGAGGACATATTGAACAATAAGATTCGTAGGGTAATGGCAGATACTACAGTTATGACACAGGATGACGTGAGCACCATGCCATTCTTTGATTATACATTTGTACCCATGAGAGGTCAAGTGAATAACTTTTTAGTATCAAAAAGTACCCTTGAGTTCAACATATATTCATCCACATGGAGTTCCATTAGTTCAATCTATAAGGTGCTTCATGACATACTACAGAATACCTATGAGGACGCTCAGATTTACTACAGTGGGCAAGGTTCCTCTGGTATAACTGGTGCAATGCGATATGTATTCCGTGTGCACCAACTAACAAAATCATAAGAAATGGGGAATGTATAAATGGCATTCGATTTAAGCAAAAACTTAGTCCTCCATAAGGTTGGCAATGGGTATCTCATGACAAAATCTGGGATGTTCAATGAAATTACTTATGGACAGAAGGCGGCTTTTGATATCACAGCAACCCTAGTGGATGTCGAAGGTGGGGATTCGTTATTCCCAATATACACATTTATCAGCAAGAAAGAGGGTAAGGTTACTATTGATTCCGCTACATTTAGCCTTAGCCAAGCTTCAGCAGTAAACATGACAAGTATCACTACGACATCTGTGTTGAAACTCAATAGAGCTCTTGTGGCTTCTACGGCTACGTCTTTGGGAACATACACTGGTATCACAGACGTAATTGCTATTGATCCTAATGGGGCTACAGTAACTGTTACGCAAACTGGAACAGCCGCTGCCGCTAGTCAGATTGACGTGAGTGCAACAGGGGCTATCTTATGGGGTACTGGGATTACAGCAGGTGAATATACCTTCTGGTTCAAATCTACAGCTCCATCGGAATCCGTAGAAATGGGTATGCTCAAAAATGCAATGCCAGAAGTTAGTTCTTTCGCATGGAAAATCGAAGGTGCTGAATTGGATGGCGATACGTACCAAGTGGATATCTATGCTCCTCGTGTACGTGCAGATGGTTCCTTTAAAATTGATGTAGCAAAAGCTACCGCAAGTGTTCCGCAGTTAGTCTTAAATATCCTTGATCCTGGTGATGGTACTGACGATTTCATGAAAATTGTAGTGTCCAAAGTAGGTTAACTATTGGGGGACTTCGGTTCCCCTTTTAACTTTGAAAATTCAACTTTAACATAACAAAGGTTATAACATAAATTATGAGGTGATACAATGGCAGATATCGTAGAAAATCCTACGTACTTCATTGATACCGATGGGAATGAACATCAAATATTCCCTATGATTATCAATGATATCCCCAAAGCGTCCCGCTTGTTTACTAAGTTAAACTCTGATATGTACGCTGGGTTAAATCTACCGAGCCCTACATATCACGACAGAGGGAAGCAAAAGGGACAAATGAAGATCGATAGAAAAACTCAAGAACCTATATTGGACTCCACAGCATACAATGCGATGATGCAATTGGTGTCCATGGCAACTCATGAGGAAGAACAAGAGTTTAACCAGTGGGTTAACATAAGTAATATCATAGAAATACTTGATTTATACCGAGGTATCTCAGATGTAAAAAAAAAGATAGCTCAACAGAGTCTGATGGAAACCTCAACAATGTTATCGCAGCTGTCACAGAAAACACTAGCGAAACAAGAGAATCCATCGGAAGATATACTATCGGACAGCTAGAAGGACTCTTAGATGCCATCAACGCGAACCATAAGGATGACGGCGGTAGTAACAATGGAGAACACTTGGAAGACGAGGATGCTCTAAGATATCTGTTGAGTAATCAAGGGAAGGTGTAAAATGGCTGAAGAATCTCAAATAGTAAACCGAATAGTTGTCCAAGGGATAGACGAAGCGAAAGTTCAAGTACAATCTCTTAAGCAACTGCTGAGCGAAACTAAGACAGCATATGAACAGGCTAGGCGTTCTACAGACCAACGTGGAATGTTCCAGGGTGACATAAAGAGTGCTGATGATCTCAAGCGTCTAGTCAATGATATTCAGTTGCAAATCCGCAAGATGAATACTGAAATATCTCAAGGTGACTACGGAACCCGTGAGAAAGCACTTAACGAAGAACTAAAGATACGTCAGAAAATGTCTAGTCAGACATCAGCAACACAAGCGAAGGAACTTGCGGACCAGCAGAAACTCATAGAACAAATGGCTTCCGGTAGAGAGCGTGCGATGACGCAAGCAGCTTCTAGAGAAGCACAGATGAACACTTCTCAAGTTTCTCGGATAAATACTAATGCTGAGCAAGAGATGCTTGCGAGACAGAAGGTACTAGACTTTGAATCTACAGTAAGACAGAAGTTAGCTAAGGAACAAGAATCTCAAGCTGCCAAGCAAGCTATAGCAAGCTCTATTGGTACAGTTGGTTCTCAAGCAACTTATGCGAAACAAATGAGTACACTGTCGAGTAATATTGAGGAACAATATAGAGCATTCCAAAGAGGTGCTATTGGTTCTACAGAGTACGCCACAGCACTCGATAAGTACACTAAGGGTATGTCAGTTGCTAAGGCTGAACAAGAGTCCTTTAGTAAATCTATAGGGACCTATACAAGTGCATGGGATAACATGAGAGCTCGCGTGGCTTCACATGCTTCATGGATAGTAGCAGGTGGATTACTTGGTGCAGCTTTTGCTTTACCTGTGAAAGTCTTCGATGACCTCAAGAGAATGGATACTGCAATGGCTGGCGTGAACCAGGTGATGGACCATACGAATACCGCTGCAAATGCCGCAAGTAAAGGTATAAGTGAACAGGCGGAACAGCAGAACATGCTCAATGCGGAATCACAGAAATTCTTAACGATATCTGCGCAGTACGGAGAATCTATTGATAACATTATTGAATCTGGTAAGTTATGGGGTAAACAAAACTGCCCCTCCACATGGAAACTTGTGGCATAAAAAGACCTTTATAACGGTTAAAAGCGATGGGGATCGCCAAGACCGTGGGAAATCTATAGTATCCTATAGAACCCCGAGAGACTGACATAGGTCCTTCCTTATGGGAAGAATATACAGTCCGAACTACCGTATGTTCCCTCTAGTTAAGCGGTAGAGTACAGCAGAAATGACTGTACCTCCCATAGAAATATGAGAGTAACAATTTTGAGAACTTACAAGGATATCAATATTGTCAATGCACTAACTGCACAATCCGCTAAGTTAGCTGTTGCGGATAACTTTAGTATGGTCGATGCGAACAAAGCCGCAGAATCCGCAATGTTCCAGTTTGGAATGACTGCGAAAAACGTAACGGAAGCATTAGCATACTCGGGAACTATCATAGACGTGTGGACAAAACTAGCGCATAACGGTGGTGCATCAGCACAAGATTTATCACAAGGTGTTGAACGAGCAGGGTCCGCAGCGCATCAGACTGGTACAGACTTTGAGTTCTTAAGTGCTCAGGTGGCTACTGGTGTACGTGCTACAGGCCGCTCGGGGGCAGAAATCGGTAGACTTAAACTTGCCGCTTAGCACAGCAATGTGTTATGAAACTAGGGACGATAACGGTTAAAAGCCAGCAGTGGGCAAGACCGTGAGAAATACTATGGGAAACTATAGTACCTCCGAGAGACTGAAACCCCTTATCCCTACGGGATAAATATACAGTCCGATCTTGCGTATAACTTAAGAGAAGCGCAAGAGTACAGCAGAAATGACTGTGCCACTCATGGAAACATGAGGAGTAACAATATGAATATGCTCAAAACACTCTATGGTTCATTCCATAGCGATAAAGCCATTGCGGAACTTGACAAACTTGGGGTATCCGTCTACAAAATTGGCGAGGATGGCTCCAAACAATTCCGTAAGGCTCAAGATGTAATGTTGGATTTAGCAGTAGCCACGCAAGGGACTAATCAATCACTTGAGGAAACCTATAAGCAACTCGCAGGAGGTAAGCTCCAGTGGTCTAAAGCTGGGGCAACCTTGGGTGACTATAAGGAATTCATCAGAACGTGGGGAGAAGCAGTGAACTCCATAGGTTTCACAGATAAACAGGTGGGGATGCAACTGGATACCATCAGTCGCCGCTTGCAAACTCTTAAGACTGATATGTTGTCCTTGAGTGTTGCTGGAGGTAATGCAGGTATCACAGGTGTCCTAAAGGATACCATAAGTGGTGTCGACAATTTCGTAACAGGACTCAAGGAAATACCAGCGTGGTCTGTAGAAGCCGCTGGTGGGCTTGCTATTGCTGCAAAGGGATTCATAGTACTCAAGAACGCCATCACAGCTACCAATATTGCTTCTTTGGCATCCCGTGCAACTCCACTAGGAGCTACATTAACTGCTCTAGCGGCTGTTACGATTATTGCTACGGAAGCTATTGGTTCTCATGCGAATGCTCAAAGGGAAGCCAATAGACAAGCTACAGATGCTATAGCGGTAGCTCAGCAACAACAGCAGCAACTTGAGAAGCAATCGGAATTTACAGATGCTCTCATGGGTGCTCATCAGAAATTACAAGAGCAAATTAGTGGATCTGCTGAGGGAACTGAAAAATACAATAAAGCTGTAGAGAATCAACAGGAAACTGAAAAGCAACTCACAAGAATTCTTGGGGAAGATGCTGTAGAACGTATTAAGGATGCCAATTGGTCAATTGATGCGTATAACACAGAAAAACAAGCATTTGAAGATGGAGTTGCTGCTAAGAAAAAAGCGTTGCAACAAATGGTAGACGCTAGGATAACTGAACTGGAATCTGAAAGAGATGTTATTGCAACTTCTATTGAGAACTATTGGAAAGATGCGGATAACTTCAAGAATTCTATTGAACTCAAAGCGAAATACCTTGGATGGTGGAAAGCTATTCAAATGGAATATTCTGAGTGGAAAATAGGAAACGCTGAGTCTGGTGTGAGTGACCTTCAGAAGCAAATCAATGAGATTGACCAACAGATGTCCGAAGGTGGTAGCACAGATATCCTTAGCCGCCGTAGAGAAATACTACAGGGACAACTTGAGCAAGAACAAGCGAGCCTTAAGTCACAACAGGAGGCTTACCAAAAGGATATCGCTGGTGAAACCGCAGATTTACAAGACAAGAAATCAGAACTCGATAAGCAACTCATAGATTTGAAAGGACAATCACTTAAGCTCTCAGAGGTTCCTAGTGGACTCAAGATAGCTGAAAATAAGCCTCCGAAGAACCAAGGTCCCAAGAATGCTCCTCAGGATAAATCAGATGAAATACAAAAGAAACTTGACAATTACAATGTGAAATCCATAGAAGACCAAGCGGCAATCGCTCAGAATAACTACAAGGCTCGTTTGGATTCCATTACAGCGGCTACGGATCGCTATGGTAAATCATATGCGTTCCTTAATGATACCACAGACACTATGAATAAACGCGTGACTGAACTACAGACTACCACAGCAGCTCTTAACGACCAACTTACGAGTGACCTACAGAAAGTTAATGAGTTCGCAAGTAGCACTGGAGCAACCATCAGTATGTCAGGTCCATCTGCTAGTACAGAAACTGAGCAGATTATAAATGATATGGCAGCAAAATACGGTGTAGACCCTAAGTTAGCCCAAGCGATTGCGCAGGTTGAGTCTGGTAAGAACCAAGAAGCTGTAAGCAGCGCAGGTGCTATTGGTGTTATGCAACTGATGCCAGATACAGCTAAAGGACTTGGGGTTAATCCATATGATCTATCTGGTAATATCGAGGGTGGCGTAAGTTATATCGCTCAGTTGCTACAGGACTTTAACGGAGACATTGAGAAAGCAGTTGCTGGGTATAACGCAGGTGGTGGAGCTGTAAAGAAGTACGGCGGGATTCCTCCTTACGCTGAAACTCAAGACTATGTCAGAAAGGTTATGGAGGAATACAATAGCCAACCTGATATGTCAACACAGCAGATATCCGTAAGTATCCCGCAAGAAGTGCTTGATTCTGCTGGTGTATCTACTGATGCATGGGCTAAGATGTCAGCAGAATCCAAGAAGCAATTCATAAGTGCCAATAAGGAACAAATTAAGGATTCTCAGTTGCTCATTGGGTATCTCGAGCAAGTCGCTGGGGAACAGAAGAAAATTGCTGAGTATCAAAAGCAAATTACTGAGGAACGCAAGAAGGAATATGAGACGCTCATTAAAGGTATCCAAGATATCGAAAGTTACCAAGTGAAACGTGCTGAGTTATCCAGCAGAACATCTCTTGCATCCCTTGGGTATTACGCAACAGACTCTGACAAAGCTGTAAACGCTCAGCAGTTAACTCAGCAGAAGCTTGCGGCATCTAATGCAGCCCTAGCGTATGCCAAGAGTAAAGGTGTGGATGTCTTCACGGACCCTACGATGTCAGAGGAGCGCGTGAAGAACCTTGAGTTACAACAGCAGGTACAGCAGATGAATACATTTGCAACTCCTGAGGCTCGCTACAAGCAACGCATGAGTGAAGTTGAGTATAACCAAAAGATGTCACAATATGGTGTCCAAGGGAACACTACAAGCCCTTACAACGCTCAATTGATATCTACGACAAACCTTGAAGCCGCACAAGAGAAAGTTAAGGCTCTCAAGCAACTATTGGATGACATGACAAAAGCATCGTCATTCGCTAGTCAAACTGAAGAGTTCAAAAAGTATAACTTGGAACTCCAAGAAGCTACTAAGAACGCTAAGGAACTTGCAGACACCTACAGTACCAAGATGAAACAAGGGGTATATGATGTAACTAATGAGTTACTTTTGCAGGGTAAGAAAATCCAAGATATCTGGGGTAACTTGTGGAAACAATTAGCTAATGATGCTCTCAAGGCTCTCATGGGTGTCAAGAATGATTCACCAGGTATCCTAGCACAAGCTATAGGAGGCTTACAGGGTAGCAAAAAGAGTTCCAATACAACTCTAGTGAGTACTGGTATAGACCTCTTAGGGACAGCTGTAGGCAAGCTAGGAAACTTAGATAAATCCAAGAGCTCCTCAGGTTTCGATTTTACCTCTAAGAATTTACTTGATGTCCTTGCGAATAATAACAAGAGCACAACCCCTGTAACCCAGCAGAAATCTAGTGGGACAAACTGGAGTGGAATCCTAGGTTCCTTATCGGGACTCTTCCATGCCAATGGTGGTGTTGTAGATTCCCCAAGTATCGCTGGTGAGGATGGCAAGGAAGTTATCATTCCTGTCGAGAAAAACTTAGGTAACTCAAGGAACCTATTGAACTACGCCGCTGGTAAACTTGGGGTAACATCGGGAGAGCTAACGGCGAACTTTAGTAACAAGAATATTGCTCAACAGGCTACATCGGTAGCTCAGCAGTCTACCTTATCCATGAAGGAAACTAACGGGCTCCTAGGGGCACAGAACAAGATACTCTTCACGATGCTAGGGAACATGGGTAATACACAGGGACAACAGCAGAGTCCACAAGCAGTTATATTGAATAACCAGCAGACTGATGACTCTCTATATTCTCAGATACAAAGGATGACAGCACATGGATACGACTTTAGCTCTAAGTGATTACATTGGGATACCTTATGAGTTCGCTGGTCACACAAAGAACGGTGCAGATTGCATTGGACTCGTAAGGTTATTCTACAGTGATAACAAATGGAAACCCGAGATATACGATGGATCATTTGAACATGACTGGTACAAGAAGGAACCCCTAAGGATGGTCAAATGGTTTATGAGGAACATGAGAAAAGTTAAGGATGTTCATAATCTCACCTATGGTGACGTAGTGTACTTTCACTTGAATGGCGAAGGGCACTGCGGGATATACCTAGAGTATGGTAAGGTTCTCATGACATTTCCAAATGGAGAACAATGGGATACATCGGAGTATCCCTCAAGTTCTTTTGTGTCCCATAGAGACTTCTGGGGACATGGGTTCAAAATAGGATTCAGAAGGAGGTGATAGCATATGGATACGTTTACTTGGAAACCAATAGCAAGCCAAGGGTTCAATCCTACGTTTACTGCACAGAACGTAAGGATTAAATTTGATTCAGCCTATGAGCAAGTCCAAAGGAAATCTGTGAACACTGAGAAGGTTTATGAGTTTACTGTAGGAGGAACAGCAGATATCTACACGGCTGTAATGAGTTTCTGGGAATCTCATGCTCCTGGTGGAATACAGTTCTATTACACTCCTCCATACCCAAACACAACTCAGTATACCTGTAGATTCTCTGAAGACGGTTGCTCACCAGTTACCTATTATTCCCTTAACGAAACAGGAGATGTCTTTGGTATCGTTGGGTTCACACTCAAGGTAAAACTAAAGATATGCTATGATACATGAGTGTGGTTCTTCCAGTAACTCTAGCGAACATGAAGGACAAATATGAGGTATTCTTTGTTGATGTGTATGTAATTACATTGGCAACTGGAGTACTTCATTACACTAATTTGGATGTTCCAGTGGAATGGTATGTACCTGGGACTTCCACTCCAATGACATATGAGCCCATACCAATCCAAAGGGGATCACTTAAGCAGACTCTAGATAACAAGATAGACAACTTAACACTTACGATATCCGATGCATCCAACGCCTTCATGAACGCTCTATTGCAGTCATTTGATTTCCGTGGCTCACAAGTGGATATCTATCAGATTGCCTATCCGGATTCCTTAAGTAACAAAGATGCCTATAAGTATGTCTTCAGTGGCTACATTGATGCTCCATCGCTTGATATGGACAAGGCAACATTCTCAACAACTCTTACGCAACGTATGGTTAACACAGAAGCTGGTAGGATAGTTGGAGTGAACTGTAATGCATGGTTTGGTGATTCTGATGAATGTGGGGCTACCAAGGGAATCAAAACGAGTACTGTGAAATCCTCTAGTACCCAATATGTTATCTATGATAATTCCATAACGGAAACTGCTGGGTACTGGAAGAATGGGACTATAACAATTTCCTATGAGACTAAGAAAATCCTTAGTTCAGCTGTTGGAAGTGTTACTGTAGAGTTCCCATTTTACTCCACGCCAACTGTAGGAACCTCTTATACCATGAGCACTGGATGTGACCACACGTACACCGATTGTACTCGACACAATAACACAAGTAACTTTGGGGGATTCCCAGCGGTTGCTTTGGATTACATGATTAAAACTTAAGAAAGGAGGATGGTAATATATGGGAAAATCTACAGGAAAGACGCTATTCACCATCGGTGGCTTTTTCATAGGAGCTGGCGGATGGGGGCAAAAGGTGTTTGGGATGGTCGGGAACTCTTTTGGCGCAGGGTTATACGGAGCATCTCTTATGAGTTCCATATGGACTGCTACGCATACTGGAGCTAGTCAATCGTATTCCTTTAGTACCTCAACGAACTCCATAGCAAATGACCAGATGATTCCAATAGTATACGGAACAAGACAGTACAATGGACCATTGATTACATGGCAAGCCTCTGGTTCATCCGCAAGTACCATGAAGAAAGATGTTGTGATAGCCGAAGGAGAAATCAAAGGTGTCCAAGGGGTCACTGCGAACTGCTTGCTCATCGGAGGAAATCAAACGGTATTCGAGATAGAAAACATAGCGTACTCTGATGCTACTGTAGAAATTCATCAGACCAATAGTCCAACAGGCAATGACAAGAGAATGACATTGGTTGCTAATGGAGCTACCACCACGATTAACATGCAGGGTGCTGTAGATATCGCAAGTGACTCCTCGAATGACTTCTGTTGTAACATAGGACTATTTGTGCAACACATAGAGAAACTTGGGAATGGTTGGAGAGTCTTAAACTACTGCGGGAGTTCAATAGCTCCTGAGAATATCTCTAGTATTACCACAACGAATTGCTATAAGAACCCTACAGCTATCAAGGGGACACAGGAAACCTCATCGACCTATACGGTGTACACAGGGAATTCTTCACAGACTCCTCCGAGTAACTACACAACCACAGGGTCCTATAAGAATACCTCATGGATTCGTGCGAACCTAGTGGCTACATCAACATTGTCCTATAGTAATCCTAACATCGCATGTATAATCAAAGGGAAACTTGTGTATGACACTAGAACTTCCACAACGGCTTACTCAGAGAATCCTGCGATGTGCTTAAGAGACTATCTGCTGAACAAAAGGTATGGCATGGGTCGCTGGTTGGACTCAAGTAATCTCGATACGGATTCATTTGAGGAATGTGCGGATTACTGTGATGCTACCATAACATACACGGATGCCTATGGAATTACTGTGTCAGAACCAAGGTATACATTGAACCTCATATTGGCTCAAAAGAGAAAACACATAGAGAATATCCAAGATATCCTTGCGATATTCGGTGGGTTCTTAAGTATCTCAGGTGATAAGATATACTGTCGCATGGAAAAACAAGAGACATCTTCATATGTATTCAATGAGAATAACATGTCAGAAGTTAAGTTTGACTATGATGGGCTCACAAATTGTCCTAACCAGTACTCTATAAAATACTATGATCCTGCTCAGAACTGGGCACAGATATCTGTACAAGTGAATGATAATGCTGACCAAGAGTCTAGAGGAGCTATAATACCCAAAGAAGTACCCTTACAAGGCTGTACGAACCAAGGGCAAGCTCTAAGGCTCGGCAGAATTTACAAGGCAATCAATAGACTCAATGGAGCTATCTTAGGATTTACTACAGGGACATTTGCTATGCACTTGCAACCTGGTGACATTGTTACGATTAACTACAGAGCTCTATCTGGAATGCCTTTTAGAATCTTAAGTACATCTGAAGAGAATGGCAAGTGGAAACTACAGGCTCAGCAGTATAACTCGAGTATCTATGATGATGCTTTTGGAGCACAGATATCCATAGGTAACTATATAGCAACTGGGAGTGCCCTCACGAGTTCTATGGGACAAGTGCAGAACGTCACAGGAGACGATAGCTACTATCAGCAAACCGATGGATCATATGTGTATAGTATAACAACTTCTTGGGATAATCTCAATAGTTATTTCCTCAAACAGTACATCGTATACTACAGTATTGACAGTGGAGTTACATGGCAAATCGCAGGGTATTCTGTAACGAATACTTTTGTTCACAGAGGGGTTCTTAGTAATAAAACTTATGAATACAAGGTAATTGCAGAAAATACCGCAGGAGTTTATTCAGATGCATCTAGTGTAGAATCCGTGTATGTTAATGGAATCGCGGCGACCACTAGAAAGTACACAACAACCATCGGTAATACTACAGACTTGACATATACTGTAACGCATAACCTAGGGACAACTAACATAATCAATAGTGTCCGCAGAGCTACCACACCATATGACGTAGTGTACCCCACGGTATCTATTATTGATACCAATAGTATATCTATAACATTCACAGAAGCCCCTACGGTTGCCAATGAATTCTCTGTGACAGTTCTAGCGTAAAGGAGGAATCTTATGAAAATCAAAAGGCTACAAGGGTACGATCTACAGATTCAACAGGGAGCTGACTATTCTAAAAGTTTCCAATGGAAATACACGGATACTGGTGCAACTAGAGATTTAACAGGATACACAGCGACCTGTCAGATTCGTGAGAAGCCCACAAGTTCAACAGTAACTATTCCAGTTACCGTTACGATTACAGATGCTATCAATGGGATATTTAAGTTATCCATAGGGTACAGCTTAACAGCATCACTAATAATCACAGGTAGTTCTTGGGGAGATAAATCACAGTACCCATATGATTTGCTTATGATAGACACAAGTGGAGTAAGGTATCGCGTGTTACAAGGGTATGCTTTTGTATCACCGGCGACCACAAAATAGAAGGAGTGATTACATGGCAGATTTCGATATAATTGTAGATGGAGATGCACAGGCATCAGCAGAAGCATCAGCGGCAGCGGCAGTTACAAGTGCAACTAATGCAGCTACAAGTGCCGCGAGCGCAGCTACAAGTGCAACTAATGCAGCTACAAGTGCCGCAGGGGTACAAGAGATTCTCCAAAGTGACAAAACGTATACTACAGACATTGCACAGTTATCTCTAGAGGAATCTACAGGGTACGGGGTAATCAGCGGATTTAACGCAAGTAATATTGGGTATAACTTTACGGTTGCTGCTGGAATCGCACATATGCCTAATGGGGTCAGATATAATGTTGGGGAAACTTTAGTAACTATAGATCAAGCAGATGCAACAAACCCAAGGATTGATGTGGTGTATCTTTCGAACGCTGGGGTAGTTACTTATGTAGCTGGGGTTGCCGCAAATCATCCTATTCCTCCCGTGACTACAAATGGTATTCACCTTTATTATATAAAAGTTCCAGTAAATAGTTCAGAAATATCCATAGTAGATAAAAAGGAATCTAAGTCAGCAAATAAATATGTTGACAGTTTTTATCTATCTGTATTCTTCGATAACTTGACCTCGGGAGATAATACATCAACAAGGATAGTGAAATTCTATTTAAGTCGGGATGGGATTAATTTTACGCAGTTCAATAAGTCTGTAAAAATAGGGGATAATTATAATGTTGGAGACCCATCAATAGCTTACTACAATGGTAAATTTTACCTTGCTACGTCAAACCAAGATAGTTCGGCGTATGACTGTCGTATGTTTATATCTGACGATTTAATTAATTGGGTTGACTATTATCCGTCGCTAGGGGTGTATACTTCTACTACCTGGGGTTATTGCAACAGATGGGCACCAGATTTATTTTTTGACGATGATGGAACCTTATATTGTGTTATCGCTGCTGACAGTGATGCTTTAGGTGCATTTGATATTTACTTATGCAAATGCACTGATTTAAATACATTGACTTTCGGCGAACCAACAAAGTTAACACTATGGGATGGAACAGATACAACTAATTTAAGCACAAATAGAAGCCATATCGATGCCACAATTCGTAAGGTTGATAATACGTATTATATGGCTGTAAAAAATGAACCAGCGATGACTATTGAAATATTCACATCTACAAACATATTATCGGGTTGGAAAAAAATAACGTCTACAGTATTTAATGATCACGCAGAAGGACCTTGCATTGAGTACGTAAACGGGCGATGGAAGTTATGGGCAGATAGATACGCAAGTGCCTCTAATTATGGAAGAGGTAACTACGCATATTGTGAGTCAAATGATTTGATAACCTTTACAAATTATAAAATGTTAAAGCACGACAATGTAACAAATTTCGGACAAATACGCCATGGAACGATATTATGGTGCGATGACGATAAAATGAAAAACACTATATCAAAAGTAAGTGATTTTGCCATAACGTACCAAGAAGGGGCGCCACGCGATGCTGGTGGAACCTATAACTATTTACCTTTTGCTAACTCTGTAACTCCAACAGTTGGGTCAACTGGTAACGTATTGGAAGTTTTGAATGTTGAACCCAATTCACAGTTTTTAGTATCAGAAACAGCAGGATTAGAAATAGATAATATTGTAAATACCTATGGGGTAAAAAAAACGGCCTTCCGATTTACCAATGATTACTCTAAATACTTAAAAATAGTTGCAAGCGGAGGAAATGCAATTAACTTTATAGCTACACCGATTCGGAACAAAGTTTATGTGTTTGAAGGAAGAGACGATGGCGCGCTTTTCCCTACAAATAATAATATAATGCGTGAGAATCTTTTATTAGGAAACGACAACATGAGCACTGGTTATGCATGGCTTTTTGATATTGTTATCACGGGATCATACAAAACGGTATCTACTATCTTCCACCTGATAGACCCTTTAAATGACGGTTATGATGCTGTGTATGAAGCGAAAGTAAGGGTTACGTCAACACTGTATTCCTACAGTGCCAAACTGATAAACAACCTACTAGCTACGACAAGGAACATATTTATGGTCAATAAAGGCAGCGGCGTTTATGGAATTTATACAAACATTGATTACGCGTCACAAGGTTTGTCTATATGCTTTATGTCTGCACACCAGATGGGTAATGTAGCGTACATTCAACCAGCTACACCGGGAACGGTGGTTAGTAGTTTAGCATCGCTGGGAACTGTTTATACTTTAATTTAAAAAGGGGGATTATATATGGGATTACAATTAAGCTACGCAAAAACCTTGGAATATACTTGTATTGATGCAACGACCTTTGGTCAAAGTTCTACGATTGACCAAAACGTCACTATTAGTGGTTGTTATGCAAAAATAACCTACATCAGCGGTGATAAAAATGCAATAAACATGGTAGTTACCTTATACAAAAGTTATACTACACAGACGGTTTTGGAGACAAAAAATTATTCGTTTGTGCCTACGGTGACGGATTCTGCAACCAATTTTATAAAACAAGGCTATGAGTATTTAAAAACATTATCTGACTTTAGTAGTGCATCTAATGTGTTAGAGTCGGGTCAATTGTCTTAAAATTTGAGCCAATAGGATTCCACAAGAAACGAGAGGATGCTGATGAGTGACGAATTAACCGCAAGATTACTAGCGATGGTTTCAGATATGTCCGAAGCTGTCCATAAGACCCAACAGGACGTAGCGGTACTAAAGGTACAACAGGAGGAACGTAAGGAATCCCAAGAGAAAGCCTTACAGCAACTTAAGATTGCTCAAGAGCGTGACCATGAGGTTCTAGAGGAACTGAAGAAATCACGAGATAAAATATCAGTTCTCTGGGCAGTCCTTGCGTTTCTTCCTGCTGTAATTGCTGCTGTATGTGCTGTGATTACACTAATGAAACACTGAGGTGATTAGATGAACTATAGGTATGGCATGTTTGCTCTTGTGGGAATCCTTCTGTTAATACTTGCGTATTGCGTTGGATATACCATAGGAAGCCAGAAGAGACCTGTGTATAACCGCGTGTATACTAGTGACCACAAAAGTATCGAGAGGGCTCTCCACAAGGCGCATGTAGACATTACCAATGAACAACTTGAGGATATGTATAGGAGTATCAAAGATGAACACTAATGCAAGACTAGGGTGGATCACATGGATACTTGTGACCGCCTGGCTAGTCTATAGGAACCAAGTGTGGGAACTCTATGATATCTTCACAATATTCTCCATTGGTTCCGCAGCAGTAATTGAGGTATTTCAACACTATTTCAACAGTAAATTCAACAGTCCAATAGGACAACCATACAAAGCAGGTGATAACAAATGACACTAGAGGAAATCAAAAGTATCGCAGAGAACTCAAAAGAATCACTTGAGCAACTCGCAAGTAATTACGGTAGAGATGTTAAGATTTATCTACACTGGTCCGCTGGACACTATGGGCAATTCTTTGATGATTATCATGTGAATATCGACAGTAACGGCAGTTACCATGTGACTACAAATGATTTATCAGAAGTAATCTCACACACGTACCACAGGAACTCTGGAGCCATAGGAATTTCTCTTGCATGTTGTGCAGGAGCCACGAGTAACAACCTAGGCTCAGAAGCTCCCACAGAAGCTCAGATAGAGTTCATGAGTAAACTTATAGCAACCCTATGTATAGCACTTGGTATTCCATGTGATAAAACTCATGTACTTACTCATGGGGAAGCAGCGGATAATGAAGATGGCATAACAAACCTTCACGATCCATATGGTCCCAAGAGTACAGTAGAGCGTTGGGACCTAGAGTTCCTTGGGACATCTGAGAGTCCATCATGGAATCCATACGCAACTGATGGTTCTCGTGGTGGTGATGTGTTACGTGGGAAAGGCAATTGGTACATTGAGGAGCTGATGAAATCATGAGAACACTATATGTAATATTTACGCATGGCACAAGTCTCTTTAGTAAAGCTATAGAAGTCTTTGAAGAAGCTGGAGAGTTTATCCAAGGGGACAATGGAGTGGAATTCCTGCCAACTCACACGGGACTTGCGGAACAAGGGAAATTCCAAGAGGCTCTGGCAAGTGGCTTTGTGGGACAAAAGTTATCACGATATCAACCTGAGAATGTACGTGTGTACAAACTTGAGGTATCCGATGAATCTCTTGTATCCGCAGGAGACCAAGCGTTCACAAGTATCCTTGGGCGTGACTACAGTCCTCGTGCGTTACTCTGTGGTGCCGCCTACAGTCTCTTTGGGGTTGTATTGGATAACCCAGAGAACGAAGGGGATTGCTCAGAGGACGTTACAGATATCTTGAGAGCCTATGGTTTTCCTATCGATGGTACCGTAGAATCCTCAAGTATAACTCCTAATATACTCATTGGTATCGTTGCTAAGTTTGCCCAAGAAGTAGCTTTTGAGGAGGTACTTGCGAGTGTCGGAGAAAACTAAGGGATTCCTTAAGGCTGCGTGATGTAAGTTTAGAGACGCATTGTACTCCGTAGCAATTACAAGTGCAGCCAAAGATACTTATGATAAACTAAAGAAATGAGAGTGATACAATGGCAAAATTAACAGTAACTATTGAAAGTACAGCAGGAGCACTTTTAACTTCTGCAAACGTAACATATGCATATGGTGAAATCAACGGGACAACCACTACGGATTCTAATGGGGTCGCAAGTGTCTCTGGTTTATCTGCTGGTGACTATACAGTAACTGGTAGTATCCAAGGGTATACTGCACAGACTACCACTGTAACAGTAGGAACAGAAGATACAGCAGTAACCATTAAATTACCAGTGAGTGCTACAGCAGCCGCAGAGACCGCAGCGAATACTGTGCTTATAAGTGCTACTACAGTTGACTGGAAGACTGTGAAGTCCGCAGCAGAAGCAGCAGTAGCACAATTGAGTTCTACAGTAACCACTAGCGACCTTACGGATACCACAGTACTTACTTCTGTATACTCGCAGGTTACTACAGTCATCCAAAACGCTGTGAAGTCTGTAGAGGATTACAAAGGTAAACTTATGATCAGCAGACATACTACAGATTTCTTTGGGTGCCTTTTGATTGATGCGAAAATCATAGGGATTACTGCATTTCAACTTTGGCTATCCAGCAGAATCTCAACACTACAAGCGAAACTTAAGAGTCAACTGAAAATATCTTAACAATCTTGGGGATACATGGGAGAAATCTTGTGTATCCCCATTTTTTATTGCCCAGTTACAAAAGTGACTTCCTGTGAGGACTTCTGAGAGGTTTTTAGAGTACTACCTATATAACTACATAAGAAAAACCACAGAACGCTGTTGTACGCACTGTGGTAGAGTTTAAGGTATTTTATTGGTATTTACTCAAGATATCCATCGTAAATTGTTATTCTCATTTGGTATTCAGCAGAAGAACTAGTGTTGCTCCAGATTACCAACCCATCTACAGATACATTGGCTTCTTCTCTTAAGTCATCTAAGAACTTCTGTAGGCATTCTATAGATGCTATCGTTACAATTGACTCATCTGACACATGCCACTTGTGACAAACAATAGGATATAACTTCTGGATACCCCTTCCCCTACATGTACTCAATAGTATTTTCATTTGTGTTCCTCCTGTCTTCCTTATGTTATACGCTACACATACTCCAAGAATATATCCCAGGATTATTGACATGAGCGAACTAATGAATATCTCTATCATTTTTCCTCCTATTACACTAGTAGTTTAATGGCTGCAATGATTCCAGCAGTATACACAAAGGATTTTATGAATTTACCAGTGAGTGTGCCAAGGATATTCCCTATCGTTTCTTTTGTATTCACCTATTCACCTCCTGTTCACTGCGTTCACCCGATGTACCCTGTACATCCGCACGGTTACCTTGCTTGTCTAACATCTGTAATCCCAAGAGTAACTGATGGTCATCCTCACAGTGCCCCACACGACCCGCAGCGAAACATATGAATCTATAGAAGCTCATATTGGGATACTGCTGTTTTACTCTGAGGACTTCTGAGATTACATTAGTACTTATATGAGTTTCTTTTGGATTTATAGGAGGCGATGGCAACGGACGTTCATCCCGTGGAGTCAGTGGAGTTATAAGTTGCGTCCGTATATCAGTCATCTAGTACCCAATCGCAAGGCGATACGTAACCTAGACTTCCTACAGAACAATTACTACTGAGTTTAAATGGGCACCCTTTGCAATGACTATCTTGTTCACTACAGAATTCCTTAAGTTTCTTTGCATATTCTATTGCTTGCTCTTCAGTAATCATTTGTCATCACCTAGTTCCCATTGGGTTGGATTATATGGTGTTGATAATTTACATGATCCATTAGAAAGTACACATCCGATACATTCTCTTCCCTTGCAATACTGCTGTAATTTCTTAGCAAGTTCCATTGGATTATCAGTAATAACAGTAGTATCCTTTGGTTCATTTGTAAACCCAACATCGCTTGTGAACGTTATCGTTGCTGATGTTAACTTAGCATGTTCAGATGATGTCTCAATTTTTGTTACATTATCACATAAGATTCCATTGATTACCGCGTAGCATCCCATTGTATACTCTTGTTCTCCATCGTCATGTTTATAGGTTCCTACCCTTACCTTTGCTATCATTTGCAATCCCTCCGTTTCCTCATGAATCCATTTGAACACTTATCACACATTCCGCAGGTAGTCTTGTCGTCACCAAAGGATTCATCGAAGTACCTTTGGATTCTACAGTGTGTAATGTAGTTCCCTTGGCGATTCACTTTACCTTCATAGTAATCCTTATAGAACTCACAAGCGTATCTAATGAAATCCCGTGGTGCTTTTGCTTCTAATGTACTTTCATGAGTCTCTATGGTGAGTTCTGAGCGGTACTTCTTGAGTTCCTCTTGTAATCTATCGAGTCTACGGTAAACTGTCGCTAGAGACACTCCTAGGAAGTCTGAGGCGGCTTGCTTGGTATATCCCTTGATTACCATCAGTTGGAATACCTCAGATAGCTCTTGTGGTAACTCACGGTATATCTTTTGTACTACTGCGAGAATCTCTTGCTTCTCCTCTTGTTCCACAAGGTAATCCAAGGGGTCCCGTGGGACTTTTATATAATCTGTAAGTTTCCCACGGATTCTTTCGGTATCCCTATAGTACCTTCTGTCCTCTCTTATGGTATCTCCTTCGAGCTTGCGGAGTAACACTTGAGGACTATTGTCTACCAGTAGTTGCTCTAGTTTATCCAATGGCATCACCTAATGGTTTCTTAAGATCCTTTAGAGAATTTCCTATGCAGTCGGTAGTTTCTCCCCATGCGTCAAGAGATTTGTCTGTTTCAAATGGGCATTCAGAACAGTTTCTTCTATTATTACAGTATTTCTCTAGTTCTCTTGCGTATTCTATTGCTTGTTCATCAGTAATCAGTTGTGTAGTCATATGCAATCACATGCCTTTCATCAGGTATACTATCGAGTACTCCTTTAAGTCTATAGTCACTCTTTTCGAATCTCATTTGATACCCTATCTTAGTACCAAAGTATCCGCATGATATCAATGTGCCTACTGGTGTAACCCTAGTTCCCTTCTCGTTTCTCCTAGGCTCTTCTTGTGAACGCCAGTAGCGTACGTCTTTGGAATACTGTTGGAAATACGTAAGGATGTCTTCTAGTCTTTCTGTGGAGTCAATAGAGAATCTGAAGTAATCTCCAGAGTCTCTGTAGTCTATAAGAATCTGATGGATCATAATGGTTTACCAATGCAAACTTCAAAGTTAGACGTTAGAACAGCTATGGGACAAGCGGTATGCGTATCAATATACTGAAAGATACATTTGCTACAACTGCGTTCCCCACAGAACTTGTTAAGTTTCCTTACATATTTCATTGCTTTCTCATCAGTAATCATATGTTCATCTCCCTGTACTTCCGATGCCGCCCGTGCGTTCATCTGTTGTGTTATCATCTGTAGCCACTAGATACTTTGTGAAGATTCCCTGTGCTACCCTTTCACTACTATTGATTATCTGTGTTCTTTCCCCGAAGTTTGTAAGAGCCATATGGATTTCTTCTGTATAATCTGAGTCAATCACACCAGTTGTGTTGGATAACATAAGGTGTCTCTTGATGCCAATGGAACTCCTAGGGTAAATCAGCAGTACTTCATCTGGTTCCATAGTTACCGTAAGTCCCGTGCTGAATACTACAGTTTTACCAGGAGGTACTATGCCACCCTCTGTAACTCTTATGTCATAACCAGCGGAGCCTTTTGTGGCTCTCGCTGGTAGTTCTACTGAATCGTTTAGTTTACTAAAGTATCTCATTGGATCACCTGCTGTCCGTCATCTACCCGAAGTACATCTATATATTCTTTAGAGTACTCAAGAGATGCCTCTAGGTTTAACCGTTGCTGGTCGCTGAATACCTTGTAGATTCTTTCGCTTCTCACATTTGCCTTATGGATGCCGCAAATCACTGTAGCACCATGAGGAGTACACTTGATAACTAAGCCTTTCTCAAGATACTTATGCTGTCCCTTAAATACCACAATATCATCTATGACTACCTCTGTACCAAATGCGTCTACTGTTGTTTTCATTCGTCTACCTCCACAGGAACCCATTGTTTTACCAACACTTCCTTTTGTTCTACTAGTGTACATTCTACCTCGTCCTCGTATTCCCACAGTTCTTCCATCTGGTATTCGGTTGCTCCTTTAGAATATTTTGTTTGATATGTCTTGCCGTCATATGCGAAAACTAAAGAATAGTATAGAGACCATCTGTCGGAATCTATAAGTTTCTCTTCTAAAACTGCTGCTTTGCCGCTGTCTAGCAATGAGACTAATGTATTTTTTTCAAACTTCATCTATATTCCTCCTAAATTTGATTGATTCTCACGTGAATCTTCATAAGTAATTCACTTGTGGGTACATTCGTCTACCTCCATGTCATCCTCTTGAATTTCTATGTTACCGAAGTGTTCATATACCATTTCCGCTAGTTCACTATTGTGTTCCATAAAGTCCGCTAGTGGATCATCTGAATTGCTATGGAAACTTACGTCAAATGTGACTTTTGCTACATACGGTTTCACCAGTTATCAATTCCTTTCCATATGGTAGTGACGTACTTTGCCAATAGGGATATTGATAGCATCTTCAATACTCCATTTCCTATACTTATTACCTACAATGCCGCTTGGATCATTCATTAGTGATTAACTCCCTAGACATAGGCAGCCCCCTTATCCATTCTCCAAAATATTCCCATTCTTTAAGTCTATGCTTACAAACTACTCTCTGGGTAAAAATAGTGCGTAACTGCTGATAGTTCGTGGAAATCCTTGCGGTCAACAGAAGTCCCTCTGGGATTGAACTCTTGAGCTTTCTAAAGTTTCTTTCTGTATTATCTTTAACATATTCCTTTTGTTTCTTCTTGAGGATATCTACAGAAGCAGATGGAGTATCATCAGTAAAATCATCAGCCCACAAGTCCATCTCAGTTATCTTATGCATGGTGCTTTGGGAACTCACAATGTCAAACCAATGGTACCGTTGTGCTTCCTGCCAGATGTACCGTGGAACCGTCAAGTCAAAGCTCACGCGAATCCCACAGAGGAAATTGTTGTGTCCACTGCCTACTGGTGTATTCGCAAGTTTAACCGCACGTTTCACATCGGATTCATTGGCATCCCGTGGAACTACTTTGGTTAACATAGGGTAGCCGCTGCTGACAAGGGAATTCGCAAGATCGTAGCAGTAAGCGTTGGTAACTCTTATGTTTCTCTCATGTAAGTTCTGTAGTAACTGATAGTTGTTCATTTGTCCTCCTTAAGATTATCTAAGATAAACTCAGCAAGCCTTATGGCATCTTCATTGGACAACTGCCGATTATCAATTGTTATACCATTGTATTCACCGTCGTATCTGGCAAACTCTTCAGTTGCATGATAGGCGCCTAACCCACTCCATACCGTTCCATGGATTAAAAACTTACGGTCACCATAAACTTTTTCATGAAGTCTCTTTTGTTCTCCTTTGATACTATCGAGTTCCTTTTGTAATCCATCGATATCCTGTTGTTTCTTAAAGTTACCTAATGCATTTGCTATGCTACCGCATGGTTCCTCTTTTGCTTTCCAAAACCAACTCATTTGTACACCACCGTTTCCTCTCGTATTGTCTTGACACTCACTTGGAATCCTGGGATAGCCTTGAGAAGCTCACTAAAAGCATCCTCAAGAATTTCCCTTGCACCATCAAGTGTGTAATCAGCAGGTGTCTCAAAGGTAGCTGAGATATCTACTTGGTATCGTAAGGTTGTCATTGATTTCATATGTTATCACCCCCCCGTCAGTCACATTTGGAATATCCGCAGTTTGAACATGAGAAACATTTACCAGTGGATACCAGTGTTTTCTCATGACATTCTGGACACTCCAGTTTAGTCTCTTGTAATTCTTTTGTGATTCCCTTAGTTACCCCTTGCGTACTTCCGCAGCTTTCCTCAAGAGCTTCTGCGATTGCACTGCCGCATGATAAGGATACATCTGCATTACCTTGGCGTCTCAAGAGTTGACATGCAGGACATTTGTTTTCCTTGAGTTCCCTTATGACTGACTCTGCTGATACCCCATGGCGTAACGCAAGTGACGTAAGTCTCGTTATGGTACCAATGTTACTTGCACAACCACCAGAGGAGTTTGTGAAGATTTCAAATGGAGTCCCTTGGTCAATGCTGTTGACTGTTACGTACATCGATTGAGCACATGAGGAACTCTTCTTGAATGTGCTACCGTTAATCTTATGGATATCTCTGCGGCGTAACTTCGGTTTATCCTTCTTGACTCCCAAGATATTACCTCTGGCACATCCATCGCGAAACACTGTAATACCCTTGAGTTTACCCTTCCATGCTGCCATGTAAATCTCAAAGATATCTTGAGGTGTCGCAGATTCCTTAAGGTTCACTGTAGAACTGATGGCATTGTCAACGTACTGTTGGATTACCGATTGAGTCCTCACACGGTCCGATGGTGCGATATCATCAGTATCCACAACAAACGGGAAGCGTTCCTTAATGGATTCCACTGGCATATCTTGTGGCAATCCATGGAATCTCAATAGGTCTTCTACAGATTTCGAGTGGACCACAAAAGTTTTCCCTTCACCCTCCATGGAATGTGTTGTACGTTCATAAGATACTCTAAAGAATGGCTCGATGCCTGTTGATACTCCAATGGCTGTTGCAATGGAGCCTGTTGGTGCAATGGAAAGCAATGTACCGTTACGTAAGCCATACTTCTGTACCAGTCGGTATTCTTCAGTTCCTTCCAGTAGTTTCATCATTGGAGACTCTTTAGTTTTCTTCCAGTTGTACTTCCCGAATGTCCCATGTTTACTCGCGAGCATTGCAGAAGCTCTTATCGACTCCTTGAGTATAACATGGAATACATCCTCTGTCAACCCATTAGCTTCTTCTGAACCGTAGCGCAACCCAAGAGCCACATACATATCTGAGATACCCATAACTCCCAAGCCAATTGAACGCCAATCCTTGATACACTCACGGTTAATCTCAAGTGGCTGTAGTTCATATCCGTAATCTAAGATATTGTTAAGAGCTACAACTGAAGTTGTTACGAGTTGTTTAAGTTTCCCATAGTCTACTTTAGCTTCCTTAGTAAACGGATGTGATACAATGTTGTACAAGTTGATACTTGTCAAGTTACAGCTGTTGCCAGCATTTCCAAAAAATTCTGAGCACTGTGCTGTCATAATTCCATTAAATATACCTGAGTGATTGATTGGTTCGTCAAAACAATAGACAATTGATTCATCTTCAATCTTCTCTATTTTTGTTACATAAACAAATCTGCCAGCGTCTCTGTTTGGATGAGGATTAACCTCTACTCTAAACAATTCTAAACCAATGTCTAATAATTTCTTAACATAAAAGCAACTTATAACTATCCTATAGCAATCTTGACAATAGTATTCTCCGTATTCACCAGATCCATCATTCTTAGGCAGAAGTTTTTTTCCAGCAGCTCTCATTTTTGCTATAGATGAATGGCAACCCATTGTAGACAACATTAGCTGAACATTTCCAATAAATTCTCTATCTATACTTGATATAGCTATGCTGCCAGTCTCATCATTTTTACATCCGTCTGAGTCGATAAGCCCAGCTAGCCATTTCAATCTAAAAGAGATGGATTCAGAAACAGTAGGTACGAATGATTTTCCAATCGGCACTTCCGATAGAATAACTTTAGAAAACCCATCATACGGTAGAACTCTTAATGGTTCAAGTTTATCTATTAGTTTTCTCTTGTCAGCGTAAACCACTATTTCGCTTCTATTTTTTGTTCCGTCGCCGCTATAAAATCCGTTCATGTAGGGATTTACTTTACCCTCATACAAGCTACTATTATCACCGGTGATTACTGGGTAATCCCACTTGGACAACTTATCGCCAACAGTTAGTTCTTCTGCTTTTACCCTGCTGTCATCCTTAAGAATAAACTTATGATATCTTGTGCAATCCAATGACATCCCATTTGACAGCGATACCTTCAGCATTTTTTGATTGCGACCAGTTACCTTAGGGATAACAGTGCTCCACTCATATCCATTCCAAATGTCACAAGGTTTATCAATTAGTTTTACTATTGGTTCATAACCATTTCTTGTCATTACAATAGTATCACCAGTTACGCATGGGTTACTACAGTCTATTTGGTACTCCGGATATCTACTTAGCAAGTTATAGTCTCTCACAGGGGTTATATAACAAGCTCCAGGGTCTCCAAAATCCCAGTTCGTCTCACAGAACTCCTCAAAGAACTTACGAGCATCAATAGTTCGTTCTATATGTTCCCCTGTGGACTCTACATCAAATCGTAAGGTATACTCTGTGTTATCCCTAACAGCAACCATGAACTCATCTGTAAATTTAATGGAAATATTCATGGATTCCAACTTGTGATTCGTCTGTTTAATCTTGAGGAACTCATAGAGATCCGGATGAGAACAATCAAGCATTACCATGATTGCTGCACGTCTACCATTCTGCCCGATGACATCACCTGTACTGTTGAATAACTCAAGGAAACTTACGGCTCCTGATGATGTCTTGGCACTGTTGTTAACCTTAGCCCCCTTAGGTCGCAGGTTACTGATGGAGATTCCGCATCCTCCTCCATATGAGAATACCCTAGCCATTTCCTTATTGGTGTCATATATATCCTCAATGGTGTCAGTAGGACTCCTAAGAATGTAACAGTTTGACAAAGTTACCTTAAACTTCCCCTTGGATTCCGCACCGTATATCGAGCGTCCTGCTGGTAGGATATCCCCACGCTCCATATGCTCTTCCATTGCTTCTACTTGGGATGTCTTAGCAACCCTTTTGAATACATCCGCGACTCCCTTGTCATCCTCATGCATGTACTTCTTACTAAAGATACCCTTGCCAATTTCCTTGTCATACCATTTGCCACCTAAGTTTGTATTAGATTCCAATACGTTCCCTCCCGATTTCATATGTTACCGCATGGTTCACTTTTGTTTCCCCATAGCCAATCCCATAGTTTCTTCAATTGTTCTTTCATAAGTCAACCTCCAGCTTCTTTTCGAAATACTTTTGTAATTCCTTTAGTCTCCCTAGTATCTCTTCCATACTCTTGCAGTTCTTGAGTTCTTCATCAGTAACCCTTGTGAACAACTGTGAGAGAAAACTGTAGAACCCAATAGGCTTCCATTCGTAATACTGCTGTTCCTTAGGGTCCTTTGGGGTCACCAAGATTCTCTTGTATAGTGTCCATTGTTTCCCTTCAGCTCTCATAAGATACCCCTTGAGAATATCTATGGAGTCACATGGTTTCTCTAGCTCTATCATATGCACGCTCCTTTCGTATTCTATCGTTTACCCAATGAGCCTCTATAACTTCCTCAGTATACCAATTGTCTCCCATGTACAACTTCTGTCCTACCCAAGATTCTAGCGAGTTTCCATGGGTATATAACTTATGTCCCTCGCTAGTAATTAATTGGATATTCTCGGTATCATAAGAGGTCAACCTCATGTACCTCCATTTCAATTCTTGGGTTATCTGAGTATTCCTTATGGATACTAGCGTTATATTTTCTATTTCTACTGACCGTTGGAGAAAACTCACCGAAATACTCTTTTTCAGCTAATACTCTAGCATCTATAGCTTCTTCTATAGTGTTATATGTCCCTACATGTACTTCCTTGCGATTAACCATTATTTTAGCTACAAACCTTCCGTTTGGTGTAATTTTTACACCAGGATAACCAGATGTATTATTTGACTTTACCCTAATGTTTCTTGAGTTTTCAACAGGAGAGCATTTTCTTAAATTAACTCTTCTATTGTCACTACGGTCTCCGTTGATATGGTCTACGTGCACATTAGAAAATCCGCATGTATCTATTTTAAGTATATACCTATGAATAGTTACTACCTTTTTATTTATATTAGCTACAAAATATCCCCTAGGGTCCCTACACCATGTGTGCTCTTTACATCGTTCAAGATCTTCAATGTCAATTATAAATGGTATTCCCTTAGTTGTTTTACCGTACGCTACGTCACCATCTATGTCATAAGAATTCTTTGTTTTATATTGGTTTAACTCTGTTGTTCCTTTAAAATACATTCTTAAGTAATGCTTATTACAGTAATCGATACCTTTAAAAGAGCAAGAGAATTTATCGCCACATACTGAACAAAGTCTAGGGGAATTTACTGTTTCCACTCTAAGCTACCTATGTCCCATCTATCATTATCCATAATTTTGCCATTTACCTCCTCAACTACCATTTCTATCCTAGGATTATCTGAGTACACCTTATGCATCTTAAGCATTATAATTTGACTATCATCCTTCCATAAAATCCCCGTTAGGGCATCCATTGTTGATTTCCCTAGATTATCCAGGTCTTTATGCACTGTACATTTTTCTTCTCCTCCGGCAGCATCCTCACGCCACTTCTTAGGCTTACTCTTAGGAATACCCATGTAGAACACAATAGATACCTCTAAGGCTCTCTCAGACAGCGTAGGAGACTGCTGTAACGCTAGTTTCTTAAGTTTCTCTTTGAACTCCTTAGATGTCTTAGGGTCATACGCCTGTACAAAGCTACCTCTCTTGACAAACCTTGGGCGCCCTTGAGGTACTGGAGTTATATCAAATGTGTATTTCAAGTGAGTCCTCTAGTTCCTTTAGAATATCATTGCGTTTATCATACAGTCCTCCGAAGTCCAAATCAATTCCGTAAGTTCTCTCAAGTTTTGTGCAGTAAGCAATAGAATACGTAATTCTCATAAGTTTCTCCTGGATATCCAATGGAATAACTTGTGTAACTTCTTTTGTTTCACTATTGAAGTCGCTAAGCTTCAATGTGATAATCTCAAGTTCTGTAAAATTGTCCCTATAATAATCTACAAATGCATATCCAATGCATTCACCTGTTGTGAAATCTATGCCAGTTTGCTCACCACTCCTACCGTATATCCATTTGGGAACAGTAGGTAGTCCAATAGACTGTACAGCCTCCACAGCTCTATCAAAGATCTCCTGTGTAGGCGTATGGAATACCACCTCACCTCTTTTGAATCTCTCTAGCAACTCTTTAGATAACATTTGACCGCCTCCATAATTTTACTTTTGAACTCCTCAAGAGTTCCATTGTTTTCTATCACAATATCCCATGAACCGTATGAATCCAATGCAGTCTCACTTGAGTGCTCAAGTTTCTCCACGCCATCTCTTTCGATTCTCATGGTAATTACGTTGTACATCTCTTGTTTTACTCTGTCAAGCTCATTAGGATATCTACAGTCACTAAAGATACATATGGCATCTCTTGGGTATGGTGCGAAGTCTTTGGCACTCTTGATGGCTATATCGACCCATAAGTTACTATCGTATTCCCTTCCGATATCACTGACTCTCTGTAGTAACCTGCGACCTCTTGCGTCTTTCTTGCCATCCCATCTGTATTCATAGGCAATCCTCTTGACATCATCGCCAAACGCAAAGGAATTTGATGTGAAATTCTCAAGGATTACTTGAGCAGCTGTAGATTTACCGCTGGTAGCCTTACCAGAGATACATAAGGTAATCACTTACGCTCCCTACTCTCTTCGTTCGCCCGTTGCCCCTTGTGCAACCGTGTTTTCGTCCATGATTGTTCTGTAGCAACCGCCCAGTCTTCTCTAGCTTTCTTAGCGAGTGCTAATGAACCCTTTGCGGTTACATAAGGCGTTCCTACGGATTCACATGCTGCGTTGTGTCCTTCCAAGCGATTCTTAAGATTCATAAGTTTTGTTTTGTTAATCATTTGAATTCCTCCAGTTTTACTTGTTATCTTTTCGACTCCTTTAGTATACCTCACGTACTCCATTGCTGTCAATAGTTTCTTTTGAATTCCACAGAAAAACTTTGCCATCCTTATATTCACCCTTGCGAAGTATACGAGCTACTTGAGATTGCACAAGAGCGTTTTCTTTAGTGTAACCTTTGGACTCATATGCAGCCAGTACAGTTTCCCATGTAGCACCGTTGGTATCCAAGAGTTTTTCAGCAGTCTTTTGTCCACACCTCGCGATTCCGTAATACCCATCGACAGGATCACCCTTGAGACACTGGGTTAACCAAAAGTAATCCGCTGATTTCTCATTGTTAAAACTCAAGGTGTCCTTGTGGTAGTCATAGAACCATGTGTTCGGTATCGTACAGAAGTCCTTATCAATGCTCACAAGAATACTTGTGGGGCTACTGAGGAGCGAACAGGTGTCATCAGCCTCAAGATACGGATAGCAGACCACATGATAATTCTCGCGTACCCATTGGAGTAGTCTTGTGTACCCCGATGGTTTTCTTAGCTTTGCTAGTGGATTATTGTAGGATACATAAGAAATACTGTCGGTCTCTATTGCTTCCAGTTGTTCGTCCTTGGGATTTCTGTTAGCCTTGTACGTGGGGAGCAATAGTTTTCTAAAGTTTTTCTTATCAGACACACACATGATAACGCTGTAGGTCGTGAGTTTCTTGTGTTTCCTAAGGTTGCTTATGATTTCCTCAAAGATTGCTATGAATCTCTGCTGACATTCCTTGTGGTCACTGTAGATTGTGTAGAAACCTCCCCATTCTACCTTGTGTTCACATGAGGACGCTGCTCTGTAGATCACGGTGTCAGCGTCACAAATAATGTCAACCATTTGTAACCCTCGCTATTTCTTTTATTAGCTCTTTATGTGTGTCTGTATTATCAAATGAGCCCCCTTCTATTAAAATGTCACTATCTTCTCTGTGTTTTTTACAGAATAAACTAATTGTTGACTGGTGTTCTTTTAAATGTCGAGCCCATTCTATTTGGACCATTCTTTTACCATTCATTGTAATAAAAACATTACTATTCCTATTTTGCGAGTTTTGCTTAGGGGTTACCCATCTGCAATTACATGGTGTATAATCGCCATTTGTATTTATCCTATCTATTTGCAAACCTTTCTTGTATCCATTATTCATATCTTCATAGAAGTTGATAAAGTCATTCCATCTATCGCATACTTTTATTCCTCTTCCTCCATAGAAACTATAATGACTATCGTTTTTATTTCTACATCTTCTAAGAATACCAGCCCATACGCTATATATAGGATCGTGCCGTTTCCCATGAGTTTTATGGACCATACTGTTAATTTCTTTGAATAAACACCCACATGAATTTGTCTTACCTAATCTTAGATTTCCTCCATATACTGACTTTACAGTTCCACAATCACACCTACAAATCCAATACAGTCTTTTAGAAATATCATTTTTGATTACCAGCCATCTACCAAATCTCTGACCAGTTATATCCTGTTCTTCCATTACATCATTCCCTCCAGTTCTCTCATAACTTCTTTCCCTTTGTCACTCACATGTAACTCCCCAGTACCCACATCTTTCCATAGTAACCCTCTGCGCCACATGGCTTCTATGGCTTTATTTTGATTTCTTGTGAATACCGTTGAACCCTGCTGGATTAACTTGAGTGTTTCTAAGATTTCCTTATGTCCCATTATATAACCTCCAGTATTCTTTAGTATGCTCTTTTGTAGTTGATAATGATTACATTTGTATATCCACCGGTATCTTCGATATATCTTTCTGCCTCACCTAAGAATTTACTAGTGTTTTCATTGGGGTCAGTGCAGTTATCTAAAATAACCCTACCGAATCCATCTGCTTTACCTTTGTCATATCTAAATGATATAAAATAACTCATCTCTATCTCTCCTCTAGTCTACTCGTTTGTGGATCATATGTCAACTCTAGTCTATCTTGGTTATTCTTGAGTCCCTTGCGAGCCTTAACAACCTTTAGTTTCGTAAGATACTTTATGGCTTCTCTATCGATTTCACTTTCGGGTGGATTGGATATCACAGGTCTCCATATGAGTATTATGATATCCGCAGATGCCCCAATGTCACCTGCGCCCTTGAGTGCATTCTGTGTAGGTTCCATGTTACCCTTTTGAGACTCCTTGTTGAACTGCGATAACATGACAAATGCAATGTTGTTCTTCTTAGCAATCTCCTTCATTTTCCTTGCGGTACTCGACTGTTCCTCAAAAGTATCACAGTGCGCTAGGTATCCAAAGTAATCCACCGCAACAATGTCAAGAGGTTCATCTGGATTCCTCAAGTTGAATATCTGTACATACTTGTCGATATCTGTGATACTTAAGGAGTTCTTATCGACTACATAGAGGTACTTGCCAATCTTATCGGATACATCAGAAAATACCTTAGAGCCATCCTTAGTCTTACAGAAGTCCTTCACGGTATACTGAGGAATCTTCATAACTTTCGCTATGATAACCTCAAGGATATCACTTTTGGTCATCTCAAGAGAAAACAGCAGAACCCTCTTGTGTAACCGGATAGTCCAATGGAGCACCCAATCGACTAACATATGACTTTTTCCTGAGAAGCTATAGGCTCCCAGCACAGTAACCCATGATCTCCTCATGGTAACATTAGCGTCAAGCGTAGGATATCCAAAGGTAATCTCTTCTTCATCTAATGATTCATCAAAAGCCCTGAAGCACTCATTAATATCACTCAAGTCGCTCATGAGTTCATCTTCGGTATTCACATCAGAAACTCTTAAAAACTCCTTGACGACATCTGCTGATTTTCCCCATGTTTCCGAAAGTAATTCCGCAAGGTCAGCCTTAGTAAGTGGATTGGTAATTGTCTTGGCATAACTTTCGATTTTCTTTTGTTGCGCTTGGATATCATCTGGATGATCCTTGATAATCTCACGAGCACAATAGATGTCAATGTCATATACAGGGAAATCAGCGAATGTCTTGCCAGCCAATAGAATATCATTAGTATCCTTCAGTTCACCGTCGTTAATCTCAAGCACCTTTACAGATGCCTGTGGATAATGCTTCTGAAATAACTCACGAGCTCTTGTGACAAATTTTGAGGCTTTCCCATCGTTATCTGGTATGATAATCACTTGGAATCCATCAACTCTGTTCGTATGCATTCTTATGGACTCTATATGATTCTTACTTAAGGAAATACCGCAGTATGCAACCGTTGGATATCCCATCTGTATTCCTGCGATTGAATCAAAGTGTCCTTCGCATACATAGAGCTTCTTTTGTTTCCTCATAAGTCCTAAGCATTTATCAAGGTTATACAGATATTCACCTTTGGTAAATACACCAGGAATATTATTAGTATTCTTGTATTTCGCTTTGCCCTCAAAGAATCTATAGCCATATGCACAGATTTCTCTTGAATTTACATCGAACATTGGTATGGTTATCGCATGACTTCTATCGGACCAACCTAGGCGAAACTGCTGAATTGTCTCTTTAGTTAACCCACGTTTCTTCATGAGATATTCTTCGCATTTCGCTACATCCTTCTCATAGGTCCTGCACCATCCTTCGTACTTCTGTGCGATGCTCTGTTGTTGTGCAAATGTTGAATCTTGTGATAAATCAATGGAATACTCTTGGCACAACTGCTGTATTGCACCAGAATATGATAGATTCTCACGTTCCATAAGGTAATCTATGATGTTTCCACCAGCGTTACAACTAAAGCAATACCATGAGTTATCTGGGAATATTGCAAATGAACTCTCATTGGTTCCCCCGTGGATTGCACATGAGGATCTATATGTTCCATCTGAGAATCTCACGAATTCATCCTGTGGATATTTCCCTTGGATGAATTCATATAAATCACGGGATTTCAATGTACTTACTACTGACACCTAATCACCTCCCTTAGAATACTTGTGGTAAACTAAGTTTAATCTTATCGACCACAGCACCTTGCAGAACTCTAAAGTTAATCGTTGGATTCTTATGCTTCTTTAAGAAATCCCATAGTTCCTCATTGATTAACTCATGAAATACCTTAGAAATTAACATAGGGATTTTCTTCTGTTCCCATGGTTCATCAATGCAAACCTTAGCGAATTCCTTTTGAACAAACGCTTCAGTACACAGCTGTTCAACAAATGTAAATTCAATAGGTACTACCTCAGAATTGCTTGGTAACTTATGTTTAACCTTAAATTCAGCAGAAATCATTTTGCCCCATACTTGATTCCCATACTTGTTATGGAATTCATAATTTTTCACAACAATTCCTTCGCCAATTCCAGTGTCCATAAGGAACTCATTAGATTCCATTTGCTTTTTCAATTGTTCATCTGTAGGGTTTTCTAGGATGACCTGCACAGGAACATAGTCTATCTCAAGTTCCTTAAGTGACTCTACATACTCATTGTATGCCAATAGTTTCCCTTCTGATTCCACATCGAATACATAGAATTTTCTCCATGCATTATCGGAATAACCTTTGATAGTATGTGGTACTAACCACTCGCCATACAAGCGTCTCTCTGGATACTTATTAAAATACTCTACATATCTGCTGTCATCCTTAAGAGTATTCATGAATCCAGCGTTATCACTTGTAATACTTAATTCTCTCTTGCGTGATCCAAAGTGTAACTCACCGTTATCCATGTAAATCTGCCCATTAGTCCCGTCAATCTTAGGAAATACATAACATGTTCCACTGGTAATCCCTTCGACATCTTCTTTCCCTAAGCGTTCCACATGCATATACTTTTCAAATTCCATCACATATCCTCCAGTAATTTTCTATAGTCTTCATAAGCTACTGTTATTCCACTCTTGTTATCCCACCGTAGTTCCTCTTGGTATTTCCTTGCGTTCTCAAAGCAATCACTCATGGTCATCGTTTGTTTTTCCTTAAGTTCCCATAGATAATCAAAGATAAGGTGCAGAGATTCCAGTGTTTGCTTTGAGAAAAACGAGCGAACTGCAAAGAATCCGCTCGTAGGTTTCCCATGTATAAACGCTGGTTTTTCCGCTGCTTTCTCAAAGAATAACAATGTAGTCTTTTGCACCTGCTGTGATTGCTTTAGAGTTCTTAAGGATTCTGGGGTTACTTGCATGGTTTTCTACGGATAAGCTTGAGAACATCTTGACGGAAAGCCCAGAAGTTTCTAGCTCCAATGGTAATCGGGAACAACACTTCTGGAAATATAGATGTCTGCATAACTTTCCCCTGTAACCCTGTGGTAGCACTAGGAGTCCCATCTAATCCCCCAACGATTACCTCTACAATATCCCCTCTGTTAAACTTAGGCTTCTCTTCAGCTTTCTTCTGTTTCTCAAGTAATCTCTGCAATGCCATATGAGTTCCCTTAGTGATACTAAACGTATCTGTTGGGCAGCATGTAGCTTCTGCGGTAATTCCATTGGATTCTGCTGTTACCTTGTGATATCCATCAGATACAATTGTAATCGTTTGGGATGGCGTAGGGGGTTCTGAGGTAAGACTGATGATATTGTCTTTGCCAGCATCATAACCATCTATCATGATATCTGTTGAGTACCTTACGCAAATCTTATGATCACTAGTGAACCCATTGTACTCCATAGGTTTTTCTCCGCACATCCACAGGCACCCCAGGCTATCCAGCGTATTCATTAGCTCATCATAAATTTCTTTTGTGGGCGTTGGGAAGTATACTTCTGGATTCTCTTGGATTCCCTTGCGAATCTTAAGATATCGCTGGAGTTCTTGAGAAGTAACAGATAGGATACTGTCGAGATACTTTCCAGATTTTTTACAGGTACCATAAGACAATTCCACAGTATCTCCAGGATAATTAGCAGCTACCCATAGGTCATCATTACTGTATTCTTCCCACGCAACATTCATTAGTTCGACTGGAGAAAGACCGATGGATGATAATAATCCCTCCATCTGAAATACCTCAGCCAACCCCTTAGCGATTTCCTCAGTTTCTACCTTGAACCCCACACGTTCACTTTTGAATTTCTTTAGTTTATCAGCGAATGTCATAAGACACCTCCATATATTTTCTGCCGAATTCATCAGCATCTCTTTTGTTTTCCATATAAATATCTATGCGATTATCTTTTTGAATTTCTTCTATTATTAGCTTGTTCCTTAGGAGTTGACCATTTACAGTTGCTTTTGCAATAATTCAAATCAACATTAATACGATCAATAGACTTACCGTCAGACCTTTCTCCCATATCTGCCAAGAAGTTCTCAAACTCATACCATTCTTGGCAAACTCTTATTCCTCTTCCGCCATATGCAAAAAACCTATTGTTCTTCGGATTGTCACACCTTTGGATCATTGCTCTCCAGCTATTATATGTTTTATTACTAGGGTCACTGTGCCCATGTTTATACCTAGCTTTTGACACAACTTCTCTATTGTAACATCCGCACGACTTTGTAGTACCCCTTCTAAGGTTATCGCCGATTACAACTACTTCATTTCCACAGTCACATTTACATAGCCATCTTGTATTATTATTTATATCGTTTTCCACTCTTTTTAATACTGTTAGTCTGTTAATCTTGATTCCAGTTAAATCTTTTAACTTTCCCATGTTAATCGCTCTCCACTTTAACTATTTTTGTAACTCTCCCAAGTCTATAAGCGGTCTCTTTATCTTCCACATATATATCTACTCTGTTGCCTACAATATAGGAGCCTGTATCTTCATTAACATATTCGTGTCCATCAATAATTATTCGTGTCCCTAGTTCATACTGAGTAGACATAGCTATAGTTCGTCCCTGAGTTGTCATTGTTCCCATCGCTGTTATCCCACGTCCATCCATTCCTTCATCGTTATTTGTATAATAAGAAACCTCCATAGCTACTTCTCTATATTTATGGTACTTATCTTGTGCAGCATCAGTTTCTTCTACAGTTCCTACAAGCGTCTCTGAGCGTATTTCAGTAGGGTAGCTTATGATTGGTCCTAAGTCATAATACGTGTGCCCCAGAGTACTCATGGGAAGCAGAAAAGATATCAGAAGTTTTCCAGTGAACCTCAGTCGTTAGCTCTACGGATAAGCTTAAGATTTCCCTGACGATATGACCAACAATTACTCCCGTTTACCTTGGTCACTAATGTAACAAATGGAAAGGCATCGTCTTCCATAACAACCCCTTGTAGTCCGATTGAACCCTTCGTATGAGAACTTTCTCCGATGACTTCCACAAGATCACCTTTGTGAAACATAGGTTCATCCTTGGGAACTAACTTGAGGTCCTGAGGATAATATGAGAAATCAGTTATCGTCACATATGAGTTGCTCATTGGTTTATCAAATCTAACTCTGATATATTCACTGTCTGCCAAAGTAACTTTTCCTCGCATCCCTTTGGATTCCACGGGAGTATTATTTGGCCCACCATTGATAACCTCTACAGTGTCTCCAACGGAAAACTTAGGTAATTTATCTGCTTTCTTAGGTTCTTCCTCAGTTAACCGCTGGGTTGCCAACTTAGCTCCTTCAGCCAAATCAAATGTATCCGTTGGATTACATAAGGCTTCTGCTGTTTTACCATTGGATTCTGCGGTAACTCTATGGTATCCATCGGAAGTAATTGTGATGGTAGTCTGCTGGTGGCCATTGTATTCCTTGAGTTCCTCTAGGGTAATCGGCAGTATTTCGTCGAGGTTCACTCCAGTCCTATTACATAATCCAAAGCCAACCCTAGGATAATTGAAGTAGTTATAAGAAACGTATAGTTTCCCTGTGTTCCCAAATGTTTCCCATGCTCTTTTTGTTACATCTTTATGCATCTTAAGTTTTCCCTTATCGAATACCTTTTGTAACTCATCAGCAATCTCTTTGGTATCCACATGGAATCCCACACGTTCTCTTTTGAACTTCTCAAGTTTCTGTGGGAATGTCATGGGTAACTCCATGTAATCCTCTGGGATGTAATGTCCACCACCTTCAGGAATCACCCCGCCACATCTGTGACCATAGCCACCCCTAAGCATTTCTGAGAAGAACACGCAATACTCTTTAGTACTGTTTTTGTATCCTCTAATTTCTCCTATCATTCCTTCATCTGCTGCATCATATGTTTTTACCATGCAAATATTATCATTTTTCTTGAATTTCATTTGTTTACCCTACTCCTTTCAGTCGTCCGTTACGTCTTGCGTAACCGCTTGTTTTCTTTTGTCACCCAATGGGAATACAAATGTACTCCCATGTATCAGATTGGGTTCTCTTCTTCAGTACCACTGAATCCATAGGAATCCGCTGGGGCTTCCACATCGAATCCAAAGGAATCTGGTGTACCTTTGCTACCGAATTCCACAAGTTTGTCTACGCAAATCGCGTTCATATATGCGCATACCCCAGCATTTTTAACATTGTTACGGACACCAGCGAGCGAATAGTTTACCTGTACGACACTCCCGTTAGCCATTTGTTTATCAAGTGGCACGAGTTTAGAGTCGAACAATGGAAATGTTTTCTGTTCGCCATCGTCTGTGAATGCTTTAGTGGTGAATTTAATGAACTTCTTACCGTCCTTATCAACTCTTGTAGGTGTGTACAGCATTTCTTTAGGATACTCTTGTGGATTGCCATTCTTTTGATACTTAGGATTCGTTTCAATAGTATCGTATGCTGCTTGGTACTGACTCTCGAATTTCGTAAGTTCATCGTCAGTAACATACAAGTCTACTGTATAGTTTTTCTTGCCATTGTTGTTGTACTCATCATAGTTGTCCTTAGGAATTCCAAGTTTTGGCCATTTTGCTACACCTTTGATATTTGCCATGTATACATCACTCCATCTTTTGTATTTTTTAGTTTTCTTTAGTTTATCCTATGAACACTCACGGACTCGCTCGTGACATCCACAACACATCCTTTCGACTTCCTTAGTGTACCACAGGTTTCTTGCGACTGTCAAGCGATTTCTTAAAAGTTTTTGAACCATGAGAGACTTAAGTTATACTTAGCCATCAATAGACTCTTTGCGAGCTGCTCAATGGTCGCATGAACTCCATCATTATACATGCAGGATTCAATAGATCCATCAACGATAAACATTGGTAATTTCAAATGTAACAACTCATGTATCAAAGTTTCCTCTGCACACGCCTTGGTTACACTATTGGGAAACTCGCCGTCCGCAATTGATATCTCAGATGACATAAGAACTTCTTCAGAATTGTTGAATCCAGCCATAAGTTTTCCATCTTTCTCAAGTTCCTCTGGATTAACTAGTTTTACCATGATAAGCCAGTCAGATAACAACAGTCTGCTCTGCCATTCCGCAAGTGATTCCTCAAGTTGCTGCTGTGATTCAAAGCGTATAATAGGGGATAACTGGGACACTAGTGAAACAACTGGTATTAAAGGTTGTTCTTGCGTTTCCTCTAGTAACTCCATGCAATCCTCTGGAATGTAGTATCCGCCGCCCTCGGGAGTCACTCCATCGCAATCGTGTCCATAGCTTTTCTTAAGCATCTGTGGAAAGAATACACAATACTCATTGTATCCATCATATTCACCTCTAATCTCTCCAATCATCCCTTTGTCTGCTGCGCAGTACTTTTCTACCATACGAATTCCATCGCCAACCTTAAATTTCATCTCTTGTACCTTCTTTCGTTTACTTTGATTACCTTACCATCCACTTGTAATTCCTCAAGAATCCCCTTGTCATTCACGACAAACTTATATGATTCCCCTTGCTTTACATGAGCACCCACACGCTCCCATCCGTCTGCAAATACAGTACATCTGAATTCCCCATAGTTTGTACTGAAGGTAATCCATCCCATTTCTCGTGAATTCTTATCATTCTTTGTGAACACATTTGTAACTACACCAGTTTTTACCTTTGGAATCTCATGAAAACTAAAGGATAACACTTCGCACTCACCAGCAGTCACATCGTATTTCTCAGGAGTGACCTGCTGAATCTCTTGAGCATCCTTAAGTTTCTCTTGCCACTGCTGAAGGTTCTTAAGCTTCTTAGGGTCACCTGTGTACTGCTGTATCTTCTCTTGGCACTGCTGTACCCTCTTGAGACTCTCTTGTGTACCAGCGAACTTCGCAAGCATAACCGCACGTGATAACCCAAGGTAATCTAAGGCACCTGCTTTGATACATGGGATTACACAAGTTTTCGTGTTGGATTCCACTACGGATTCAAATGTATCCACATGCTCTGTCTTGAGATTCTTGCCAACTCCGCTGATATACTCAAGTCCCACGCGGATACCATCAGATTCTAATGTCCATCTGCGGTTTCCTATGGATAAGTCTGGTGGATACAAGGGAATCTTAAGACGCTTGAGTTCATTGACGTATGGTATGATTTTCTTTTGGTCATCCTTGGAGTTCAAGGTAGCACACAGGTACTCTCTTGGGTAATATGTCTTGAGATAAGCAGTAATGTAGGAAACTGCTGAGTAACTTACAGCGTGACAATTACATACTATAATTCCTCCGCCTGTAACAAAGTTGTGATTAGGAGCTTCCATTTCAACATCATAGCAATCTTCAGTACATTCGTACTCTATAGATACTATTGATTCTGTTGCTAGCAAATGCCCCTTTTCGCCTCTTTTGGTTCTACCGTTTGCGTAATGTTCCTTCTTGTGACAACCATTGCATAACCACATGAGGTTTTCATTGGAATTATTCTCGCGATCCTTGTCAATATGATGTAACTCAAATCCAGCTTTGTAACCAGAGATTTTACCGCAGCGTTCACATGGAGCCATCATGTTCTTCATAAAATATCTAGCGTCTGCAAACTTAACTGAGTTACCATTTGGTCTATTTGTGAATCCGGCATGTCCAACTTCGGCGTTCACTGGCATTAACTCAGAATACAAATTATAGTTATTCTTAGAAGCATCATAGCCACCATCGACATACAAAAGTTCTCCAACTGATATTTCTGACAGTTGTTTTATACCATTTGGCGTTGGTATCTTATGATTCATAGTGCATCTTAGTTTCTTACCAGTTTCTGTAGTCACTAAGTATACTTCCATTTCTCCTGTGTACCTTATGTCAACTATTTTATTCGGAAGTATCTTCCCATCAATCATTGATAATCCGCCGCCATAACCGTTCCTCTTGTATTTGGAATGTAAGTCAGCATGTCCATTCTCTTTAGCCCACTGCTTATCATACATAGTTTTATAAATTTCACCAATTGACATGAACCTACCATTCATTGTCTGGCGTTTTATAGTTTCTCTGCCGCTTAAACATCTATTAAAAACATAGTTACCAGCAGATTTTATTTGTTCCGCTACTTTTTTTGCAACTGATTCATCTTCGCCATTCTTCACAGAATCCACAATGAATTGTTCTGTTATCTCATTTATCTTAGTGACTTCCTTGCGTCCTATGATTTTCCTAAGAGTATCTGCTTGCCCTAAGTCCCATCCGCACATATCCATAGCAACCTTCATGATCTGCTCTTGATACACAAGAACCCCAAATGTTTCTTCCGTGTGTTTCTTCATAGCTTCATTGGGATACTTTATTTCTACCCCATTTTTACCATCGACATACTGTTGAGCCATACCAGAACCAAGTGGGCCTGGACGGAACAACGCCACGAGTGCAGAAGTATCCTTAAAGCTTGATACATTCATATCCTTAGCTAACTTACGCATACCTGATGATTCCATCTGGAAGAACCCTGTAGTTTCTCCCGCTGCGTACTCTGCGAACACCTTTGGATCATCAAATATAATCTTGTCAATATCCACATCAATCCCTTGGAACTCCTTAATGTACTTTACGGCATCATCAATGATATCCAAAGTATTCAACCCAAGTATATCAAGTTTCATAAGTCCCATTTCTTCAACTGTGTGGTATTCATAGCCAGCCATAGAAGTATAAGTTGTTTCTCCAGTAGATGCATCACGAACTTTTGCTCCCTCAACAGGACAATAGTTTTCTATGGCATCTGGAGTAACAACTACAGCACTTGCATGGCAACCTGTCATAACCACACGCCCTAAGAAATGTGTTGCGATATCTAGCAGTTCCTCACGTTGCTCTTGCGTAAACTCTGATGGGATCGTAAGGATTTCCTCAAGAGATTCTTGTAGATTCTTTGTAATTACCATAGCTTTCTTACGAGTCCATATGAATGCTTCTTTTTCTCCTGTGGATTCCTTCTCAAACTCACCAAGACTCTGAACAGCCTTAAGTACCGCTGCTTTACCTACATCATTCTTCTCGGGATTTTTAGTATACCCTAAAGTTTGAACCTTGGTAACTGTTCCATAGCGTTTCTTAACGTACTCTATAATTTCCCCGCGATGTCTACGGGAAACATCTGAATCTATGTCGGCCGTGGTTTTTCTGAACTCATTAGCAAATCTAAAGAACTCAACTCCGTACTTTATAGGGTCAATCTTGTGTAATCTCATAAGATATCCAACAAGTGAACCACTGGCACTTCCTCTGCCATAACCAGTGGGTATACTATTGTTCTTGCACCATTCCATAAGGTCCCATACGATTAACATGTAATTCAAGTAGTCTAACTTTTCGAGTACCCTAAGTTCATCATGGAACCTCTCACCATATTCCTTGTATTTCCCTTGTGGCACTAGTTCTCTAAAGTTTTCTCTACAGATTTCCTTAACTTTTTCCACCGCATTCTCTACAGGATACTTAGGAAAGTGATTCCCTTCAACTTCTATGGTAACATTACACATATCAGCGATTCGTTGCGTATTTCCTATTGCTTCCTCTATGGTGTCTTTAGGAATCCATGAGGTACTTCTGATTTCCTCTTCGCTCCATAAGTAATTCTCATAGTCATCATAGCGGAACCCATGAATCATAGTCCACGCCTGGTGATACTTTTCATCTTCCTTGCGAGCGTAATGAGCATCTGTGGTAACTACTAATGGAACCCCATGTTTCCTTGCGAGTTCCACGACTTTACCATTGTATACCTGCTGTTTCTCAAGGTTCAACGGTTGAATCTCAGCGAATAGGCGGTCGCCAAAGATATCCTTAAATTTCAGCAGCCACTCTTCACCAACTTCAGTATTCACAATAGACGCCATACAAGCTGTTAGGCATACAATGCCTTCGCTATGTTCCCGCAGGATATCCTCGTCAATCCTTGGGCGATTGTGGAAGTTCTCCTCACGATATGCAAAGGAATCCAGCAGTTTCAAGTTCATGTATCCTGTGTTATCCATAGCGAACAAAAGTAAGTGATAGTTCTTACTCTTGATTGTCACATCGGGGCAAAAGTAAAACTCGCAACCAACAATAGGTTTCACTCCGGCTGCTTGGCACTCCTTGTAAAACTTGACAACCCCTCGCATTGTCCCATGGTCCGATAAGCCTACTGCTGGATACCCAAGTTCCTTTGCACGCCCTACGAGCTCTTGGATCGTTTCGTACCCGTCTAGGAGGCTCTGGTCGGTATGGCAGTGGAGACTACAGTAACTCATATGTTCCCCTTTCCAATTACCTTACGAATCCCATCGACTCCCTTTTGGAACACAAGAGCCTTTGTGGTTACAACAGTATCCCCATTCTCCTTAGAATACTTTTGTTCAACCATACGGAACCATCCGTTATCAATGTATCTCTGGTATGGTCTGTTGTCACTCATGAGCACCTTGTGTTCCCTCAGTAACCCAAAGAGTTTGTTACGTCCTACACTAGGAATCGCAAGTACCTTTGCAACCTCTGACATACTAATGGCACTCTTGGAATCCGCTACATCATCAAAGAAAGCAGCCTTTGGAGCTAACACAGCAATTTCCGCACGATGTTTCTCTTGTTCCCCTATCCAAGCCTTAGCACGTTCAATTGGGTCTTCAATGGTATAACTGTCGGGTACAAGGGAATACGTGCCACTCTTGCGGATACTTGGGAGAACCTCATCAAATACCCATGATTCAAACTTTTGAGCCTCTGGTAGTTTACTATGGGTAATCAAGCGGTACATGTCGCCCTCAGTGATAACACTGACCTCTTGTGTTGTACTATTGTTTTGTGGATGAGGTATATCGCGTTTCACGACACACCTACAATGTCTTGCAATAGCATCGGTTCTATTGGAGTACCCCAACGCTTTAGCCACATCTGACCCCACGAATAATACTTTACCATTTTCTTCAATTACTCTTACATTCCCAAAGTTTTCATTTGTAAACATCTGTATATCTTTTGCCATTCTTCTGTTTCCTCCTAAGTTTAACTATTGACTTCCTCACGTTTGTCCCTAGAGTGTTTCTTATGCCACCCTATGACTTATATTGGTAATTACTAAAGTACGCTCCAGGACGCTCACAGGAAGCCACAAGTACGTCTATTATCCTCTCTCGTGTTGTTCACATGAATCTGTAGCGTTCGTGAAGTCACCTCTGTATTCGCTTAGCCCATTTCCACAGGCTCCAGAGTAATTATCATAGAACTTACAGGTGAAGCAAGTGGGCTTCTGTAGTTTCTTAAGATACCCGATGGTATCCAAGTATTCCTTGAGTTCTTCTACAGTAACCTCATAGATTTCGTCAAGATTTCTACCAGACCTACTGATTACACCAGCTCCAAATCTACCAGCGATACCTTGCGGATGATTCTTAGTTACATACATTTCTTTAGATTTCCTATACTTTTCCCAGCACATCCCCATAGCAAACATCATTGGACCTCCCATGTTTCCTTTGATGCCTATAGTCTCCATAACTTCCCCAAGTAATACTGCTACTTCTCTTGTTCTCACCGCTATTCCTACAGGCGTTGTTTTGAAATTCTCTAGTTTTTCTGCGAGTGTCATTTGTTATCCCTCCTGTTCGCTTTTGCTCACCCGTTACGCCTTGCATAACCGATTTGATATCCTTATGTTACCCCTTGTTATTCCTTCTGTCAAGCAAAAGTTTTGCCACTGGTTCAACCCATGGATCACAATCGACTGTCAAGTGGAAACCTGTGCTGCCATCGAAGTCCCTAAAGATATTCCAATACTCTACCTCAGCGGATTCCTTAGGGTACTTCTGTTGTAACTCGACAAGCTCTTGTGCCCACTCGGACCACTTGCGGTCACTTATGATATTCTCATCTAAGCAATAGTAAATATATGAGTGTACTATGAGTTGCCTGCGACGTTGCTTGACTTTCTCTTGGATTGTTTGGTTATTCAAGTGCTTCCTCTAGTATCCTCTTGAGCTCCATCACAATTTCCTCTTCATGCCCAATGGTATCCCATGGGATTACCTTAGAATCACTACATCTTCTTTCGATTTCCTTGAGCAACCCGTGGATATCATCAGTGCTCAATTGTTCTACTTTAGATTCTATAGCTTCCGCAACGATACTCATAGCATACGTATGTCTGCCAGAGGCATATCTGAAAGCTCCTACGAGTACAAAAGCCTCATATGGTGTCATTCCCATACTTCCTCCCTTGTTATCTTAGTCTTCTTATGGATCGCCATTTGTTCCCACTTGCCGCACCAATCGCATCTTCTCGTGTTACCTATGCGAGTAAACCTATGTTCTTCTCCAATATACCATGGGTAATCGTGGGGGATCATGAGGCATCTACCGATTCTTTGGTATTCAGTAAAGAAACTTTCGTCTTCTTTAAGTCCCCAATAGTCATCAACCCAAAACTCTGGCTCTCTTCTGGTTTCTCTTAGTAATGACATGAGTTCTTTTCCGCTGACTCCATCGTGATACTGATGTCCGACAATGGTCACATTAGAGTCGCTTTTAAAAACTCTAATGTCATCCTCAGTGTGGTTCTTTAGAAATCTGTATAGATTCCATGAGTATTTATCAGATTCTCCTTTGACTTCTGGACATATAGACTTAAGAAACTCTTTGGTTATAATCATTGGTTATCATCTCCGCCTTCCTCAACAATTGCTATGTCATAGTTTGGGTAAAACGTAAGAGTCCCCTTTGCTTCCTCTTGAATCCATTTGTCAAGTATCTCTTGTAAACTATCGGTATCTAAGTTATCCATAGCACCTTCGTGTAATTCATCGCAGGCACTTTCACAGATACTGAAGGCATCCAATTGCATCTCTACAGGTTCTGTTGCGAACACATGATACCCTTCTGCTAATTTCTCACGTATCAAATCAGAATCATCAGCACAAATGTATTCTTCAGTTTCTTCCACGTGAACATACTCAAGTTCTCTTGCGGCTTTCCCAAGAGACAAAGGATAGGCATCCTCGAATAACTTTTGTATTCTTTCGGTTTCCTGTTGTTTCCTCTTAGCTCTGCCAGAGGCTACGTATGCATTACATGAGCAATCGTAATGATACCTATTGATTTCCTTGCCACAGAACTCACATACTTTTACAACTCCATTGTAACAATTGCGACATGAGGAAAGCGACTGATGTTTGTATGGGAATCTTACGGTACTATTGTCTCCTTTGATACCATACTCATTGTCTACAATTTCCAAGCCAGTCCCATGGCATACTGGACAAATCCTTTCGTTATCCATAAGGTCTTTCTTAAGTTTTGCATTGAATATAAATGGTACTTCTACTGTTTTCATTTGTTTCCCTTCTTTCTCAAGCATAAAACAATAACTATCACTGGGATTAGCGTGAAGAAATTCAATGACCACGCTGCAAGATACCATAGTTTCCAATTGTACCCTTTTGAATCCGCAATGTACGCTGGGATTACTGAGAGTACTGCACAAATCATCCAAAGTTCCATTAGCTCACCTGCTCCCTCTTGTTATTTTAATAGATTTACCATAAATTGTACAGTAGAATATTCTGGTGTAAATAGATATGCACATAGGTTATTTAAATAATACAGGAGTATTCCAAGGTCACCTATAGCAATCACCACAAGTGCCATTACAACAGTATCAATGTCTTCTTGCCAATAATCAGTTTCCCTTGCATCAACCTTATTTAAATACCTCATAGAGCATAGCAGGACCAACAATATTCCCAAGTATATCCCTATACATACCTCTGTACTGTGGAGTTCATAAAAATACTTTTGCACCGCCATTTGATACAATGGATCTCCTGCGGCTTTGATAAGTTCAATCGCCTGCTGTGTTTCAGTTAACATTTGTTATCCTCCTGTTCACTACGTTCACCCGTTACGCCCTGTGTAACCGTTTTGTTTGCCAGTTGTTCCTTGAGTTCTTCCTCAAAACTCTTGTGATTTCCTCTGCTTCCATTTGTTTCCGTGTGAATTACTGCTGTTACATATGGGATCTCATGGATTTTCATTTGTTACCTCCTGTTCACTTCGTTCACCCGAGACTTTCACAAGTTTAGGGCATTCATTGCAAAATTCTACTTGGCGTCCCATACACTTCCCATGCTTATCTTTCTCAATAGCATCGCATAAGGTTAACTCTGGATACCTACGTTCCCTAAGTTCTTCTGCCATGGGTCTTATCTTGTTAAACAACTGTGTACAGAAGATACCGTGGTGTTCTTCGTAATTCAATAGCTCAAAAACTTTCCATAGTTCATCGTCAGTAAGTCTCTTATGTTTCATTTGTTAAACCTTCTTCTTGCGCATGGGTACTAGATATGTCCAGCCCTTTTCTTTAGCTATAGAAGTTGCCGTGGATTCTATAATTTTAACCCTATCAGCACTACCCATAAACATAGCTATCATAGCATCATTCTTTACAGTTCTTTCGAATTCCTCATAAGTTTTACAGTTTCTATAGGATTCTTCGTATGTCATAATTTTACACCTCTTCAGCTTTCATAAGTTTACCAATGTACTCTACACCTCTTTGGTACACTAGTGTCTTCGTAGTGATGTGCGCAGGTTCACCAAACTTCTGCTCAAGGACTCTAAAGTATCCACTGTCGATATACCGCTGGTACGGCAGGTTATTCGCTTGGAGTACCTTATGGTCTCTCAAGAACTTGAAAAGTTTGTTCCTGCCGATTCCACCGAGTACCTTTGCTACCTCAGCCATTCCTATGGCATCCTTAGAGTCTGCTACGGAATCATAGAAGTCTACTTTGGGCTTAGCCAGTAGTAACTCCTTGGCTTGGTCTGCGGCTAACTGTAGAGCTTCTGCGTAAGTCTGAGGAATTGCGAATGTTAACCGTTGTTCCATACTATTGAACGCTGCAATGTACTTTAATTTCCATTCGAGTGCCGCTGGACCTGTGAAGCTCATAACTAATAATGAGAACCCATCACGGTTCATTAGATACTCTGGATATTCCTTACCTCTATTTAGATACACTGTTGAATCAAATAGTTTCGCAGCGGAATTTCCCGCCGCCAAAATACCTCTGATAATTTCCAATACATCCTTGTGTTGTTTCCCAAAGTTCTCCGCAACATCTCTACTGGATACTACTGTTTTACCATTGATTACCTTTACTAATTCATTTGTCATCTTTCGTTCCTCCATTTGTTTTTATAGTTATCGACGTTTTGTCGAAAAGTTACCATAAGTTTTTACTACAGAGCCTTCCTGCGCTTCCTGTGAGCGGGCTGGTGAGGTTCTCTATGGTATCACCTTACACTTACCTATGTTATTCCTAAAGTACGCTCCAGTGTTCTTGTACACACTCACAAGAACACTTCAGCAATCGCTTGTTCTACCATAGACTCTGTTTTGTTTCTTCCGTACTTGGCGTACCATGTGTACAATGTCCTTTGCTTAACTACTAAAGAGTTTCCCCACTCTGTTATCTTCTTCGTATTGCAAAAAATAGTTAATTCTTTAGGATGTTTCATATCTCTTTTCTTAGACATGTCTAGTGAACCAGACAGTTCATTATCGGATAGACCTCTTTTTAGTCTTGATTTGAGTGTTTGGTAGTTCATTTTTAACTTTTTAGATAATTCGCTAACAGTATAAATATCTCCTTTATATTCAACAAGTTTATTACTTCTTCTGTTGTTATTTTGAACTTCCATAGTTGTCCACCTGCAATTTTCCTTACAGTAGTTTCCATTAACGTCTATCCTGTCTATAGAATATCCACTACCCGGTCTTTTCCCCATATCATTATAAAAGTTAATAAATGATTCTTTCCATCTATCGCATACCGTTATTCCTCTTCCCCCATAGTTACTATAGTCCTGAGATGTACTCACACAGCACCTATTTATCATAGATCTATAACATTTATATTCCCTTGTCTTTGATAGACCATGTGTTTTATGATAATCTGAATTATAGCATCCACATGATGAATAGATTGACTTCTTGAGCAAATTATATGAATGACTAACTACCTCATTACCGCAATCGCACTTACATATCCAAGCTAGATGACCATGAACATCTTTACATTTTCCTATTACCGTTAGTCTATCAAACTTCTGTCCCATTAGATTTTTTGCCTTTGCCAATTACTTATCGCCTCCACTAAAAGTTTTATTAATTGCTTCTTCTACCATCGATGATTCCGTATTTATATATTTTTGCGTTGATCCCAAATTTTTATGTCTTGCAGCGGCTCTTACCAATGTAATCTCTACGCCATTCCTTACGAGGCAATTGATATACCAGCGTCTCCATGAGTGAACCGTAAGTTGACTACAGCCGCATTTCTCATGTAACCGCTGAAAGTACGCTTGAATTCCTCTTGTTGTTCCATAGTCTACCCAAGAAATTTCCCGCATAGCTTTTGATGTTTCTTTGGAGATCGGCTGTTTTACTGTAGTATGATTCTTAGTATTTCTCAGTATAACATAGTTTTCTGCTATGTCTTCCATGGTTAACTTTGCGATCTCAGAAACTCGCAAGCCGCACTGGGATGCCAATAGGAACGCATGAGTATATCTTTTGGATACTTCCTTACGAACTCTTTGGTATTCCTCTTGAGTTGGGCAAGGTTCTTCCTTAGTAGTCACACGGTATTCTGAGATGATCTCCTGGGTATTCTTATCAAGCTTTCCTGCACTACTTAGGTATCTTCCATAGATAATCATATGATGCTTAATAGTACTATCGGATAACTTAGACTTATCAATGAACTCCAATAGATTTCTATAGTGCCCAATTGATTCTAGTGCTGCCTTGTAGGACTCATAAGTATTCCTTGTGCGTGTGATGCGAATCTTACGTAAGAACTCTTTAGTGTCCATAGCGACTCATTCCTTCTCTATAGTGTTCTATTGCTAAGTATTGTTTATCTATAGATTCCAAAAGTTCATCGTCAATACTTACTCTAGTTCCACTAATGATTTCCTTAATTTGTCTATCGAAATTCCTAGCGTTATTCTTTTGTTTCTCTAGCATTCTTTCAAGCTTATCCATCTGTTTCACCCCTTATTCGTATTGTACTACCTTATGGATTCTATTGCAACCCTAAATTTTACTTTAGAGCTGCTAAGGACTCATAAGACTCGATAGTACCCCTCGTACACGCCAAATCTTTCGTCCCCAATGGCTAACACATGGTTCCTATAGGTAATCTCATAGACTTCCGCAAGTACTACCTTGCCTTTGTGATGATATTCATTGGAACCATATAGAATACAGTTGAGCTGTACCTTGGTGTACTTGTGATGTTCCTCAAGGTCGTAAATAAGTCTATTTAAGACATTCATTTGTCTTCCTCCTGCTTCCCTTCGGTCGCCCGTTGCGTCTTACGCAACCGTTTATCTCTTTTGTTATACGGATGAACGCTCACGACATTCTTACGGTACCCAACGCCAAATCTTATGTTTAACTCCTTGCCTACCTTGAGGGCCGCCTGGTACCTCTTACCTTTTGTCCAGCTACCTAACGCAATACCTAAGTTCCTTTTGGATACCCCTAGTACCTGAGCCCACGTTGCAAGTTCCTTGTGGATTCCAATAGCAAGCGGAAGTTTCGGCTGAGGTTTCTCAGGAAATAACGCTGGAAAATCCTCTTGTAATTCTTGGATAATGTCATGGATATACTTCATGAATTCCCCATAGTGCTCAAAGGTAGTCTTGCCGGATTCTGAGATGTCGCAGGTGTACGTGTGGTTTCTGATGCTTAGCGTTGTGTTCATTTGTTTTCCTCCACTCTTCTTGTGTATTTTCTAGTTTTCCCGCACTGTACAAACGAGGATACATTAGATACCGCTGTCTTACCTTTGGAGTTCTCAGGAAATTGCTGCTGGATTACCTTGAGCAACTCTAGTTCATCCTTAAGGTCCCTATGTTCCATTGCAAGTTCCTTGAGTTTTAACCCAAGTGACATGGCGATTCTTGAGTCTACCTTACGTTTCCTAGGCATCCCCTCAATGTGATTTCTAGGGTCAGCCTCGTGCATCAAGTCAACAGTTTTCAAGTGGTTATGCTTAAGTTTAGCCTCGGTGCTTCTTATGTCATTCTCTAGATTCTTAAGTATTCCGTTGTATCCCACGATAATCTCTTCCATTTCTTTAGTAATCATTTGTATTCCTCCAGTTTTGGCTCAACATAATACCACTTGTTGTCCCCCATGATAATATAAGGAAGTTCTACAAGATACCACTGGCCTTTTTCGTCTTTTCTACTGATCTTCGATACAACACCTACTGTTCCTATTGTGCCCTTAAGCCATGGTGTTGTAGTTCCTAATATTTTTACTTTTGTTCCTATTGTTAACATTTGTACCATCTCCTGTTCACTTTGTTCACCCGTTACGCCTTGCGTAACCGATTATTTTCTACAGAGTAACCAAAGAGCCAGCGCACCAATCATATGAATCATTGGTTATTCCCTCCGTTCCATTGTAACACAGGGTCTTCCTCTGGTTTCCTACGGATATCAAAAGATTTGTATGGTAATACCTTGCGTATCTCCTCGAATAACTTATGAGCACACTCGGATTCGTTCACGAAGTTTACCTCGGGATCATGTACAGTAACATAGAATATCATAACAATATACCCCCGTTATTCAATAGATTCTTACGATACTCATCAGCAAACCACTGCATCACTGTGTGACGCTTGGTACCTGCTGGAAATTGTAGGAAGTCCTCTGAGATATACGAGTGCCTACCTACTGTATAACATGGGATACTTTCGAACTCATTAAGTTTATCATCAAGCATAATACTTACGACCTCCTATGATGTAATATTTTGGATAACAATAGAGTCCTAAGATTAATTCAAGAATTTCCACAAGATAACACCTCCGATCCATATGATTGAACTTAAAAATAACCCAAGGATTATTCCATCTGCTGCCCTAAGTCCTGAAGGGGAATTTCTTACGAGTTTCCATACAACTAACGCAAGTACTACCTCTGCAATTACTAAGTATATCATTTGCGTCCACCGTCCACAACTGTAAGTTTGTGCTTCCAAGGTTGCCCAGCGGTACATCCTCCGTGTTCTGTTGTATAAGGGCAACCTTGGCAATACTCATTGTGACTCTTGCACTCTTGTGATGGTTTCATTAGTATTCCTCCTAAATCATATAGCTATACTTCGATTCCAGTGATTATCTTAAATTTCTTAGAGTTAAAGTTTGGGATAGATTTAATGGTACTCTTGTCAGCATCGCTAAGATTTTTCCACCATGCAGCATAAGCAGAAAATAAATCAACTTTCTTTAAATACCCTCCAGTAGTTTTATACTCTAGGTGTTTGCTTTTTTCTCCGTCTGTCATACTATACTCTTCAACCCACTCTATTAGTAGCACTTTAGATAATATCCAATATGCCCTGGAATCTCTCCATTCTTCAAAAGTAATATCCGATTCAATATCGAATATACGAATCTTATGTTCTTCTGTGCAAAAAACTCCAGTTTCATGGTTTGAAATATTGCAATCACCTGTGTTGCGGTTACCTGTGTTGAAGTAGCCTGTGTTGCGGTTACCTGTGTTGAAGTTACCTGTGTTATCGTCTCCTGTGTTGCGGTCACCTGTGTTGAAGTTACCTGTGTTGCGGTAGCCTGTGTTGAAGTTACCTGTGTTGAAGCTACCTGTGTTGCGGTAGCCTGTGTTGTCGTCTCCTGTGTTGACTAAGTTTAATACCTCCTGCCACGAAATTTCCCCAACAACCTTTAGTTTATTTGTACAACATTTATCACCCTGTTCTGCTATTTTCCCATAGGCAACCACTTCAGCAACATGATTTGAAGAATCAAAACTATAATAATTAAAGCAATCAACGGCCTTTTTGCAGAAGTGCAATCCATTGCCGCAAACCTCCAGTTTTCCATCTTGGGTATACGTTTCCCCCACCTTGTACTTAAAACCATCTCTACACGTCCAGTCACTGTTAAATACCTTATATCCTTTTACCATACCAATACATCTCCTCGTAATATATTATAGCACCGCAAGCATCATTAGCTTCTTAGCCATTTCTGCTGTACCTCATTGAATTCTGACGTATCCACTTGCATTCCCTTGCGGATTATGCGTTTCGTGCTGAGTAAAATCTGAAGCTTGACAAGGTATTTTGAGTTAATCATAGGTAATTTCCTACTCCCTTCAGTCGCCCGTTACATTTTGTGTAACCGCTATTGTATTCTTAGGCTATCCAGCAGAATTCCTCTGTTTTTATCCGTCGGCTCCTCTGCTGGATTCCGCTTGTACCCCTTGTCATCTCCTCGGTGCACCCAAGGATCGAAGGAAACGTGTGCAGTTGCCGTGACGCCCGAAGGCGTTTCGTCGCAATTCTCAGCGACTCTTCAGACGGCTAATGCTTCTACTATGAAGTCCTTTTGTAACTCACAAAGTTTCTCTATACGATCAAAAGATAAGCTTGTAGGAAGTTCCCTTGCTTTTGCTTCGTATTTCTTCACAATATCACGGGGAACCGTTGTCCCTATTGGACGATATCCAGTGCTTACAATGGCTCTGCTTCCCCCATAGGTCCTATGATAATTACAGTTCCAACCATTAGTTCCTGACGAATATCCGAATGCATCTGTTTCAGGGAATAACGTTTGTAAGTCGCAGTATCCAATGGCAAGCACTGGTAATCCCATGTTGCGAATGGCTTTATAAGTATACTTTTGTTTTATGATGTATCTCCTTGTGAGTGCCAGCGTATCCCTGGCCACCTCAGTTTGTCTCATCAGCACCGTGAGGACCACTCAACGGTAGACTAGGGGATTAGCCCTAGTTTCGACAGGTTCTTTTGTTTATTCGTTGTTCTCTTACGTAACTATTGTACCCCTTTTCTGCTTTGCTAGGAAGATTAGTAGATACAATTATTTTACCATCAAGCAAAATATGAAAAACTAATGATCCATCTGCTGCTGTTGTGCTTCTTTCTGTAATCCGTTCGATATACTCTTGAACGTCTTTACGCTTTCTATTAGTATACAATTGTCTGTAAGTCATTTCTTCTGGTTTCATACAATTCACTCGCTTTCATTTGTTTTTATTGTATCTCTTTGACTGTCTTTATTATATCATATGGTACATAAGATGTCAACAGTTATTTTCTTCGATGTCATCGGTTTTTCTGTTGATTTATCTTATGTACTTATAATAGCATATATAGGTACCAATGTCAAGCAAAAGATTCAAAAGTTTTCTAGTGAATTTTCTTGTGTATTATATAAGGAAGCGAATGGAATTGTGATGTAATTGTTGAGAAAAACACTTGCATTGTTATGGTATGTATGGTATACTTAAGCCAATCAAAAGAGAAAGCGAAGGTATTAACTTATGAGAAACTTTATAATCAAATGTATGCTGGCGGTTACATTAGTAGTTCATTCGCAGTACATGATGAATGGTGAGTTGCTAGTGGATTATCAGTTGGATGGACAAGAGTACACAGGCGTATACTATGAGGATATGTTCGATGATCTCAACAGTACGCTTGAACTATCATATGAGTGAACACAGGGACTCGAAAGAGTCCTTTTGTTTTGTCTATTGTTATACATACAATACATAGCAGTTACATATGTATTACTATAGAGACTATGTGGATAACTCTGTTGATAACTCATGTATGTTGTGGATAACTATTGATTGAATAGTATACTGTTGTTATTCATAAGTGAACAAGTATATACTATTATTCATCTTTAGTAATATGTAGTAGTTTCTGTTGTTATTCATGTGTGAATATTAGTGTACTGTTGTTCATGTTTAGTAATCTAGTGTATCAATTGTTTAGCACTAGGTACTAATAGTAACTACTAAGTGTATAAGAAAACTATGGATACATAACAATTAGTAGTAGGTACTAAAGTATAACACTTGAATTCATTAGTATACATAGTTATTATATATGTATTGTTTAGCACCAGATACTAATATCAGATACATCATGAAATTTCTTTCGCAAAACACTTGCATTGTTATGTAAGCTATGGTATACTTAAAGAGTAGTAAGGGAGCGCGGATGGGGTAAGCTATCGGCTCACAGGGGGATCATTATGAAAAAGTATGATATCATTAAGTTTCCGATCAGTGACACTGAGTCCATGTGGGATGTAATAACATATAACAAGTCGGATGACAGCTGGAAATTTAGACGCTCGTTCGATACAAGGACAGAGGCGCGCAAGTACGTTAAACATCTAAAGTATGCAAAGGCATACCAAACAAAGCGCAGGTATATGTAACAATCACTTAAGGGACTCTTCGGAGTCTCTTTTGTTTTATCTACTGTTATACATACAATACATAGCAGTTACATATGTATTACTATAAGGTATACAGTTATGTGACATTTGCAACAAGTGGAGACACAGTGGGAATTACATGCGTATACAGTAGCATAAGTGGGGATTACTAGTGTTATATTAGTGTATTATATGGGTACAAGTGGAGCGTAATGTATCATATGTTGCAAATGTCACATAAGGATACAGTAGTTACTACGGTATCATACGTATACGTATTGACTAACAGGTGGACTGTGGCGTAATCATGAGAGACATAAGGGTGCTGTTGATACGCTGATTGATTCTGGGGTTACCGTGGCAGGAATGATAGGACCTAGCGTACTCTGATGTTGCTGCGGGGTCTCTGGGGTGCTCTGGTGTTGTTGTGGGGCCTCTAATGTACTCTGATGTTGCTGTGGTGCCTCTAATGTACTCTGGTGTTGCTGAGATGCCTCTAATGTACTCTGGTGTTGCTGAGATG